GTACTTGTCGTTGTCGGAGCTAATGTCGTAGTCGTCGTTGTTGCTCTAGTAGTTGTACTTGTCGTTGTCGGAGCTAATGTCGTAGTCGTCGTTGTTGCTCTAGTAGTTGTACTTGTCGTTGTCGGAGCTAATGTCGTAGTCGTCGTTGTTGTCGGAACCGCAGTTGTCGTAGTCGTAGTGCCTATGTATCCTGAACAATCAATTGAAGTAATTGTTTGAGCTGAATGACTAAATCTAAAACAGAATTCGCATGATCCAAGTATCACCTTAACATCTCCGTCTGCAATCGTTCTAGTGACAGCGATTGGGATGACTCCTCCTGCAATAGGAACTCCGAACTGTTGTATTGAGTAATAAACACCACTAGGGCCATTTATTACGAAAGTTACAGCATCTTCTGCAATCCTAGTGGCGGTTACCGTGAATTGTTGGCAGTATAGAGTGGTTGTAGTCGTAGGCATTACTGTGGTAGTCGTCGTTAAACCATGAGTCGTAGTGCTAGTAGTAGTCGGGCTAGAAGTTGTTGTCGATGTAGTTGGGCCAAGAGTCGTAGTGCTTGTCGTGGTGGTTGTGCTAGCGATGTATCCTGAACAATCAATAGGAGTAACGGTTTGATATGCATGACTGAATCTAAAACAGAACTCGCATGAACTTATTATAACTTTAACGTCTCCACCTGCTATTGTTCTGGTGACTGCTGCTGGAATTACTCCACCTGCTATAGGAACTCCAAATTGCTGTATTGAATAATAAACACCGCTAGGACCATTTACCGTAAAGGTTATAACGTCTTGAGCTATTCTAGTTGCGGTAACTGAAAATTGTTGACAGTATAAAGTTGTGGTCGTTGTAGTCGGCGTAATTGTCGTCGTTGTGGTAGTCGTTGGACTAGAAGTTGTAGTTGTAGTTGTTGTCGGACTATGAGTGGTTGTTGTCGTAGTAGGTACCGCAACGTAAGGAATCAAGAAAAATGGACTAAATGTTGAGACTCTAGCGTATACTGTTCTAGTCGAATAATTTGGAGAATAAGGACCTGTTAAAATGGTCTGATCGACGTACACTCCACCAATTTCATGAAATATTCTAATTGCACTAAATTCGCTTGGACTTATTGAATTCGGAAGAGTGAATTTAACTCGTGCATTACCAGTTATTAAAGTTGATATATCGTAAGCTTCTAACGAATTCGTTAAAAGGTAGCCTTCCGGTAAACTGCCTGAGGGCGGATTCACGGTTGGAATTGGTACTGCACAGACGGTCACCGGCGAACTTGGAGTAACCGATGAATCGAATATTACCTGAATTCCAAAATTGTTGAAGGTTGCTGTAGTATCTCCAGCCTGAATTATTGAGGTTGAACAATAGATTCCAGCAGCTCCACAGTAAGGATCAGCGGTCTCGTACATTAACGTAACCGTATCACCCGAATCTAGATCATATCCGGCAATCGTTGGGTTCCAAAAAAGTTCGTCTAAAACGTCAACGTAACCGTAGTTAGTCGAAGTCGATCCAGAGTCTTTGCTAAAGTAGGCAGCCTCACTAACGTTTCCGTCCCCAACCAAAACTTCAAGGCCGTTAACGAATAGTAGAAATGGGCTCGTTGAAACTGGCGCAGGCATTGGATTTATTCCAAGTGAAATTAGGCCTGATGAACCTGAAACTGCATTTGACACCACTGATCTGGTGATCCACTGGGTGCAAATTCCAAAACCTCCACCGCTAAGTAATGTCCAGCCTGTCGTAGTTAGGTATCCGTAAAATCCTTCAATTCTGCCGCTTTGTGCTGTAATGTAAACGATTTCACCAGGAATACCGGTGGAAGGCAGAACACCGAAAACGTTTAGTCTTAATCGTTTGCCCTCAAGAACATCATCAACGATTGTGTTTTTCGCCGTTATTGTACCAGTAGGATACAATTTAATTACTTCTGGATAGGTTCCACCGGGCAATTGAGCTCCATACACGGTAACTCCATTTCTAGCAATGACTGTGTCTGCTGATATTGCCTGAATGTCAACGCTTAATTGTGAACCCTGAGTGTAATTTATTGAGGTTAAAAAATCAGTTAATGCAGATTTTAGGGTGGTAAAATTAAAATTAGAGAGCTCAACGACATTGGTCAGGTTAGTCCCATTTATCGATTTTATCCCAGAAATACTTATTTGAACTGACATTTAATGTTGGGCTCCTTTTGTTTATTTATTAACTGGTTTACTTTGAGACCGATTTACTTCCCTTAGTACCAGCAGGTAAAATCTCGGTCTTTTTATCGACCTTTGAGCCTAGAGCAATCACGCCTGATCTAACGATGCACTCATTCAGGTTAGCATATATCACGCACTCCGGTGAGCTCTTAATGTAGCTCATGTCAATTCGATTATCCCCACCCTTATCGAATCGACATTCGTCTAGCTGGCAGTATCGAATATCATTATTGGTCATGATTCTACATTCGGTGATATGTGATGATCTTACTTTACAGCTGTAAAGTGAGCAGTTTACAATCTCGGATTCAAGGGTGCAGTTAATGAAGTCTAGATCATGAAGCCCAAATCCTTCCTTTATTGTCGAATCCTTTACTTGAACTCTTTTTGTTTGAGAATCGTAATTAACTTGGCCCTTTTTCATTTTACCGAAGGTTATTAAATCAAATAATGACTCTCTTATGTTTAGGTAATTTGAGGTAAGAACCCTAGGGTCATCAACTAGATCAACGTAAAGGTTAATGTCCGGAAATGATTTTTTAAAGTTCTCGTAGGTCTTGATCGATAGAGTAGTTTCACGCTGAGTTTGCATGATTCCCTGAACCTTTTTTCTTTCATCAATCGAATACGAATAATTGTCCAATAAAGTTACATACAGGGTCTCAGCAACGTAATTTATTAGGTTAGTTGCGCTTGCTCTGTGATTCTGATAATCAGGTCCACCGGCGTATCTAACTTCCAAGTAACCTTGTGACAGCTTATCAAAATTTAGACCAAAGTACTTTGAATGAGGATATTGATAGTCTAACGGACTGCCTGGGCTTGAGTAATTGATTGAAGTCTCAGATAAAAACTTATTCTTTGGATAGATGTCAAGCACCGAATTCTTATAGATTTTTTGAACCCTTGATTTAGCAGACGGCCACATCTCGAATATTCTTTCCTCGTTAAGACCGAGAATGTACTTAAACACGTTTAGATGTTGAAGTCTGTCCTTTAGGCCAAGATCAAACTCGTTTAACGAAATGTTGATGTGAAATCCTGTTCGATCAGTGGTGAATCCGTTTTCATCGATGAAGTTCATCACCTTGTACATTACATGGATTGCTTCATCGTATGACATTACTCCAGTAATGAGCTCGTTCATCTTAAATCCACCCGAAAAATCAGGTTCTAATTTGAACTCATTCGCTGAGACCTGGATGTCTGAATGATAATCATCTGTCCAGATGACTTTTTTATTTAGAGAAGATTCTAACATTCGTGCAAGTTCTTCCCTTTTTATCGGAGAAAAGAATTCAAATTCGAATCCCAGCTTTACGTTGTCGAATAGTTTCTTTTGATTTAGGTCTTTATACATTTAGTAGTTATCTATTTATTGCAATGAATGGAACGTTAAGCCTTGGTCTAGCATTATCAATTATGTCAAGCAGAGATTCGTCCCTAACGAACAATTGGCTTATTATAAATTCGTGATCTTCGTCCTGAACCATCGTGTTAAACAGCCTCACGTTTGTGATTAGGTAATTGGCACTAGGTAAGCTCCAATTTTGGGTTGTTACGAATGAGAATGTGCCTATGTTTAACGAATTTGTGTATTCTCGATTGACTCCGTTTAAGTTCTTAACGTTCGATGGATCTTGATTAAACGAATATAGGTTAACCTCAACTTGACCGTATTGGGAAGAAACTGGAACGATTAGAGCGTACCATGAACCTGCATTAATTTCTCCAACTGAAAATGAATGTGATGTTCCATTTATGTTAACGTAGACCACCATGGTTAGCGTGCCTGAGTTGTCAGAGAGTGCGCAGGAAATGACCAAACCCTTATCTAATAGGTTATCATATCCGTCGAATATTTTAATGGTCTGTGATCCCCTATTAAAATTTACAAGGGCTGAAAATGTCATGTTAGGAGTTCTATCAGTCGATGCGACTGATTTATAAATGACCGCATGCTCGGATTGTTTAAATTGTAGAACGCCTGATGAGTATTCACTAAGAGATCTTCTATTTGACGAGGACAGAGATAACGTTCGATAACCTTCAACCGCCACGAACTTACCAAGAGAGGTGTGAGATTCCTTGGGGCCGTTCATTTTAACCGGAGTTAATCCAGTCAACGAGTCAACCGATGAATCGCCTGTGTTTAACTGTCTATTTAACCAGGCTTGGTATATTGAGCTGTTTTCATAAGCAATGATCTCAAATGGTTCAACTGAGGTTAGACTCTGATCCTTACTATCACCATTTGAAACGATTGCGTAATTAGCAATGACCGGTTTGATTGAGCTCATATCGTAGTAGTACTCAATTAAAGGAGCATAATGATAGGTTAAGTCCTGGATCTTGTTAGTTAGGTCAGCGTGCAAGCTTTGTCGAGTTTCATCGAACTTGGTTGAAATGGTGCTGAACTGTTGCTTATTCAGAGCGTCCTTCTTTTGAACCTCGGCAGGTTTACCAAAAAGCTCATCGCTTGTCATGATGATGTTGTCCAAGAACTTACGGTCATCCGCATTGGTCAACATGTCAATGTTAGGATGAAATTTGGTCAATTGAATCTTCCAGTAAAGAGGTTCCATCATGAATCCCCTAAACAGGTAGCTTCCCTGAATCTCGTACATTCGGTTAGTTAACGGAAAGTAGAGATAATCTCTCTTTCGAGGCTGTGAATCCGGCCCAAATATTGATTGAAAATATATGTGATCTACGTGTATTTCAAATGGAATCTCAAAATCGACTCCGAATTCGGTGAAGTTTGGTTTATTGTCCGGAAATACGTTATTCGGAACGACAACCTTAACGCACTTACGTGAAGCCGTTTTATAGAGAGTCCATTCCTTAAAGATAAAATCACCGCTTGCTCTATCCGGCTCAGTTTTAAAGTAAATCACCTCAAGCCCGAATATTTTGTTGGTTTGATAGCTCAATTCTCGATTAATTCCTATTGCTGAGCTAACGTCATACGGCTTAAACGATGACTCCCTTTCTCCTATTATGGCCGGGCATCTCTCGGTTGAACAGTAAACGGAAGGCGTGTACAGGGACTCTGAGAGTTTTGTGCTGCTTACCTTAAACTTAACTGAATTAACCGTTAGCTGGATGGCTAACTTATCGTATGTGGAATCGTCGTATTCGTATTTTACCTCAATGAATACTTCAGATTCTCCGAATTCCAGACCGGTTATGCTGGATAGATCAGCTGGGCTGAAATTGTACCAAAGGGACCAATTTCCCCTATCTGTTGAGTACCTGAACTTTCTAATTAACCTAGTTAGGTCAGCTGACCCCAACGTAAGATCCTCATCAAATCCCATGATTTGAACCGCTCCAAGTATCGGATCACCGGTTGAAAAAATTCTGTAATTCTTACTGTAAGTAATATGATTCTTATCTAGGTCAGGGATGATCTTGTACGTAACTACCTGCATTTGGAATTCTTTTTGTTATTTATCGCATAGCATTCAGGCTTTAGGTAGAAATAAATAATAATAAACTTGGAAGAATTATGAAACCTCTTAACCTTAAGCTGGTTCTCGATCCAATGTGGATTTGCTCAGCAAGTCATTTCGACCTAGAGTACTACACCTACGTTCTACTGGGTGCAAAGCAGACCTATTTAGCTAACTTAGAATCTGGCTTTATAAATTTCTATGAGATCGTATTTCACTACCTAAATCTAAACACAATAATTGCGGATAAGAAGGTATACGACTCTCAGCTTAATGCTGTAAATTCTCACTTTAGAATAATGGAGCTCGTTAGTCAACTTACAAATAAGGAAGCTAATGACGGTAAGGAAATTGTCAAGATAGCATCATCCGTTTTTGGGGATGTGATGCTTACTTACCTTAAGAAACAAATCCCAGCATTGGAAAATCTTCACTTTCACTTCAATAATTCACAAATTCATAAACAGGATAAGGTATACATCGTTTGTAAATCGGCTAAGTTGGACCGGTATGAGGTGTACTTGCTCAACTTTAAAAGCAAGAAAAACTTGGGATATTCAATAACCCGAAAGGTTGTGTTGGACTTACCTGATCTTAAGCAAAACGAATTTAAGAAAAGACTACTTGAACGTAGACCCCTTCTTACTGACTTTAACTCGGATCTTAATGTGATCGTTGTTTCAGGAATGGACCAGGTCGTTTTAGAAAACGGAGTTTGTCTTACAAAGGACATAATTCTTCTCAATAAACTAATGAATCTAGCTCATGGCTTTGATGCTAACGTGATGTTGGATTACGAAAGAATGCTTGAAAAGAAAAAGAAGATTCCGTTTAAGCTTAAGGTTTAAGTAGCTGCTGTGTAGCTGCCGCTGACCCAAATTTCAACCGATTCTGAGTATTTAGAAGCCCCTGAATCATAAGGCTTTCTAGCGTTCCTATCAAATAATATGTACTGATTTAGCCTAGTTGTTGGAGCAGTAGTTGTGTCAGTCGGTAACACAGTTGGACTATACAAGTAAATAATTGATGTTGTATCTCCCTGAACTGCCTTGGTCATACCGACAAAATTAGTATAGCAAGTTTCGCCATACGGAATGCTTGCAACGCTAATGTACGGATCAGGTAAGGTGGTTAAATCTAGAACTGACACGCTAGAATGAAAATCTCCTGAAACTGCATAGGGCAGGTAAATTCCAAGTCCGGTGTACTGATGTGAGGTCCCTCCTGATGGAGTGTAATTATCTGGCCAGTAATTTAAGTTAACTTGCATTCGAGCGGTAAAATTGACAAGCCTTCCAATCTTGGTGTATCGGTATGAGCTATAGTTGATGAACCCTAAAAAGGTACTGCAATCGATTGAACCGTTAACTGCGTTAGGTATGCCAAATCCGTCGACGTAAGTATACCCCATATTTATGAAGAATCTACCAGCTCCAGTAGAATTAGTCCCTAATGTACCTTCAACGTAATCGTCCAACGTATTAGGATCAGAAGACGAAACTCGTGACGTTGCAAACGGTAAACCTTGAGCAAGTCGATCGTTTTTAATGACAATCGGTGCATTTGGAACATCTTCTGAAGAATTACCTATTTTAATTAATTTAGTCGCATCAGTTGCTGATATTGTGACGTTATCGGTAGTTGACGTTATGTTAGCTTGACCGTGAGCGGTCATTGTTAAATTACCGCTACTGTCAGCGGAAGCAGTTGATATGGTTAAATTTCCCGAACCGTCGATGCTAAGGTTACCTAGCCCGCTACCGTTCTTAAGCTCAATGCCAAGGCCGTCAAACTGCACTGCAGTTAAAGGAGTACCGGTGTTGGTGGAGCTGCCGGCTATTTTAATTCGGCTAACGTCGGTCGAAAATCCAATTCCAAAGTAGTAATTGTTAGCATCATTTGACGAGACTCCTTTTTTAATGAATATACCGTCAATTGAGAAACCAGCAGATGAATCGGTAGCTCCAATTATGTTGCTATTAGTTAGTCTCATTTCAATGACCCTAGAGTCATTTTTTGAATTTTCAGACTTGTTTATTTTCCATAGATGCTCGCTATTTCTTCTTGGTGAGAACGATGTTGCTGATTCGGAACCTACTGATGAAATATCGTACTCAGCTCTTAAAAAATAAGATCCAGGATATGGGTTTGACCATCCTAAGTTTTCAATACGGTACTTACGAATCTTTAGATTCTCAAAGCTTGGACTTATTAAGTACTGGGACTGAGTTACAGTTCCTCCGCCTCCTCCGCTATTAGGATAGGTTGTTGAGATGTTATCGATTGATCCTAATTCCAATTGGTGTCTGTAACCTTTAGCGGTAGAAGCAAATTCTCTAGCTTCAGTTGCAATACCGTCGAAATAAGAATAAAGAGTTAGGTTTGCGGTGTTAGGAAATATCGTCTCGGAATCAGCTGATACTCTCAATAGGTTCTGTACTCCGGATCCAAGAGATGTTAAATTTACAGGAGTTGTTGATACTACGTCCGCTGGTGAAGCACATAGCTTGAAGTTATTCACGTCAACTACTAGTGCGTAGTATGAAGTGGAGTTAGTTAGTCCGCCGATATTAGTACCTCCATTATTCGAATAGATCACATATTCTCCATTACTTAATCCATGAGTGTTAACGTTAATTGAATCGGACCCAGTATTAACTGATAAGTTAGCATCGAAGCTTATCGGTGTCACACCATTCGTTGACATTACGATTGAGCCGCTTCCGTTTATTCTAACTGAGTACGTATTAGTTAGATTAAAATTGTGCAGCACCGTTTGATAATTATTACCTGTGCCAGGAGTGGAATAGGTTGGATCAGTTGGCTCGATAGAATTCGTTAAGTCAGTACCTATGGTTATTCTAGGAGTTATTATTCGTGAGCCTGACTTAAGTAGTGAATAGGGCGAAACGTTAACGCCTAACGCGGTTATTACAAGCTGGTTGAAATCGGTTGCTTTAGTCCAGTTGGTCAAATTCTTTTGCCAGATCGAATCACCGGTTATTAAAACGTCATTGACTCTAATCCCCGATGGAATTGTAACGCCAGGAGATGAAGCTACTGTAGTTGAAGAACTATAGATCAATGATCCAGTTTCTCCAGCAGGTCCAGCAGGTCCAATTGGTCCAGCCGCTCCCTGTAATCCAGTAGGCCCTATTTGTCCAGGTTGACCAACTCCCAATGCAATTAATTGGTTAAAGTTAAAGTTTATCTTAGACGATAGGTCCAATTGGCTATCGTTGGAGAAAACTTCCTTTAAATTTATTGTTACTGATGGCATTAGATGAATTTGATTTTTATTTTAGGGACTAATTTAACTCCGGTGTTAGGTTTAATTAGCACCGAACCTTCGACGATTCCCGATTTAGTATTATTTATTTTAACTGTTCTAACTAGAGTATAGCCTAGAGAAGCTAATGAAGGATACGCAACTTGAGTGAATTGTACTAAGTTTCCCTGAATGGTTCTATCGTCCAGTTCATAGAAATCAAATGAATCTATTTGATATAGCTTAACTAGGTTAGATAAACAGTATTGGTACAAATACTGTTCAAACGCTAAATCTCCCAAAATGTCAGAATCTTTGATTATTTGGGAGCCGTCAGAGTACCTAAAGAATTTTTGAAATTCCGCACGGAGCCCGTTATCTGATAAGAATTTAGCGATCAGGTCATAAGTATTTAACTTAAACCTTACTTCATTATTAAATGTTGAATGAACTAGATTCACATCACTAACAGTTGACGATAGGTAATCCTTATTTGAAAGTTCGCTTGAAGTAAAGGATTCGATTAATAAGTCAGTCGGCAAGTTTAAAAGTTTGGACACAAATGAATAATCTTCGGTGACTCTCTTGGTTCCAGCCACTCTAGTTGAAGCGTTCTTTGTTGAGTACTCAAAATGGTAATTATAATCCCAACTTGATGATAATGTGTTAAAGTTTGACCTATTAATTGGAGTTTCGTCAATTAGCGGATATACTGGAGAATAATTCTGACTATTTTCTAGGTCAAGAATTGAAGTTTTTGAGTATTTAACGTGTTCAAAATCCGGAATCGCGAAGAACTGATCAACGTTTGGATTAATGCATGAATTTGAACCGGTTAATGTTATATCATTTATTGAAAAATCGTACTTGTATCCTGCAAGAGGCTTAACAATCACATCATACTCACCAGAGTACCTATTAACTTGGTATGGAGTCGTGCCGACTTCGTTTAAAGTGAATCCGGCAATTCCGTTGATCTGGCCTGATCTTACTAAATCCTGTGAAACTTCCACCATCGTGGACTTGTCTATTGTGTCAGCCTCGATTATTTCAATCGCAATTTTTTTACGAGATGAAAGTATTCCTCCCGTGTAAGATTCCCAACTTATTATCGATTGATTTTTGTCCAATAGTTCGATGAACTTTGCGAATGATAAATTTTCAAACACCTTTGAGAAGTAATTTACTCCACCAAATACTTGAAATTGTTCAGAATTTGACCAAGTTGAAGTAGCTCCAGCCGGCACAGGTGAACCTGAATATGAGTACAAACTAAATGGAGAAACTAATTTGAAACTGACTCCACTAGTTAATGGAGTAAGCTTAATCGTATCGTGTGTCGCTCCATCCACTCCGTCTGCCGTTTTGGAAGAATTGCCAAGATCGTCGATGGTCAATGATGCTGAGCTAGTTTGAATTAGAACCTGACCAATTCCTCCTGAAATTACATAAATAGGCGCGAATTGAGTGCTAACTTGATTAATTTCTGAGTTCGCAAATGAGTCGTATCCTTGAAGACCATTTAATCTAATTGAATTGGCAAATGAAGAACCTGTAAAGAATCCATTGGCTGAAAAATCAATTCCCCTAGATAATTTGATCGTTGAAAAAGCCTTGGCTTTATTATTGTACTTTTTATTCTTTGCATAATATAGAAAGGAGTGAGTTAAATTCGATACTCCAGAATCATCAAAGCTTATTCTGTAGTCGCCGGTGATTGATTCAAATAGGTTATACCTAAATAGTCTAACTTGAGTTATTAGATCATCATTAGTAGAATCTTCTTCGTCAATGTCAAAATTAACCGACCATCCAGTTTGATAAACACCATGTAGTAGTTCTTGACGGCTACCTATAACTAATTCAATTAGCACAGTTATTGATTGCGAATCGGTGTTCTCAATGACTCTGTATTTAACAGGTTGAGTTATTTTTCCAGGAGTCTCAGCTACTGGCTTTAGAATAACGCTAAATTTATAGTCTTTAAATCGATCTGTGTTTGGTAAAGGCTTTTGTGATTCGTCAAGTTCATAGAACCTAAACATTGCTCCTTTAAACACGGTCTCGTATTGTTTTGTGAATTCGTTTTTGTAAAGTTCAGAATATCGATATTGAGGCCTATCTACTTGCAAACCGTTTAGTTTAGGCACATACGTGAAGTACTGATCAAAATACGCGGAATCATTTATTAGAGAAGATACGCTTAAAGATTCATCGAAGTAGCAATAATTTTTTCTAATTAAGTTGATGTCCTTTACGTAATCAAATTTAGATTCAATGTAAAACCACTCATGAGTCATTTTCTCAGGAGTAGGTGAAGTTTCCCTATGTGATGGTCCAAAATTATCCTTTCCGAATAAAATGTCAGTGTTTAATCGATACGGATTGCCACGTGAGTCCAATGAATTGATTAGTCCCCATTTATTGATGTATGGAACTACTCTGCCATCTGAAGCAAAATCCTTAACAAAATTCTCCAAGTAAACTTGGTATTCGCTTGAAACGTTCCCGTATGAGTACTTATCACGATACGGATATGTGATTCCGGTCTTATCCGGTGCAGCATGTTCCGCCTTTATTGTAAAAGGCCCAACGTAATTCACAGAATCTCCACTTTCATCATAGTAACCAACATCGATTCTATCAGGTTGAGAAGAATCATTTGGATCGTCAGTTGATCCAGGGTATTTTCTTGAAATTATAAGTATTGCATCTCCATTAACTATTGAGTACTTTGAAGGTATTTCAGTATTTTGCCAAACTAATTTTCTGGCACCGGATGCTGCAACATCAGATGATGCATACAGCTTACCATTTACGGAAATATCTCCAGAACCTATGATTTGATAGGAATACTTTGTGAAGTCTAAAACGGAAGTCTCAGCTGGAATATAAAAATCCTTAACTAGGTCAAGAGTTAAGGTTCTAACGTAATCGCTCGTGTACGTTGAGAAATTAAAATCCTTGGTTTCAAATATTGAAAGTACGCCAACTGATGGGCTGTATAGCTGCCTGATCTCTACCTTATCATGATCAATTGACACTATTTCATTATCAGTTAACATTAAAACAGCTAATGAATTAAAATTTGAAATCGCAGAATTTTGATCCGGGTCTGATAATTTAGGTCGAATTAGATCAGTTGAGTGACTAACTCTGCTCACCTGTGACCAATTAGTATTTGTTCTAACTACTATGTCTGAAATTGCAGGTAGCTTAGAAATATTACCGCTATCGATTAGTGGATGTGGAGTCGATAAGAAACCACCGTCCGCGTAAACAACCTCGTTAGTTATTAAGTTATTCAACTTGAACTTTGGAGTTGAAGAGCTAGCCTCTAATGACTTGATTTTAAGCTCCCCGTAAGTATCACCAAGTTTAATTACTTGTAGGAATGCTAAATTTTTCATTCTTACTCCCATTATCGAAGCATTTTCAAACCTGGCAGAAATATCGCAGATCGCTTGAGCGATCTCAAATAATGACTTATCGGAATTGATGTATATGACCGATTCTGATGAAGCATAATTCAATATGTAAGATTCTCCTTGAGTAAATATTGGAGGAGCTGAAAACGTTGATGAATACGAATCTGACACAAATACTAAATCATCGTATCGATTATGAGAATCTAAAGAATCCGTATGAGATCCGCTTGGATGATAGATCCTTAATGCATCTAGATGCTGAGGAGCCGCTAATACTTCGATCGAAACAGTCGATCTTGTGTCAACCTTTGAAATTGAGTTAATTACTTCTTGGGTTATTAGAGTCGAAGGCCCGAAAGTTTGGCCTACGTCAAACGATGTATCATCTAACGAAAATTTAACGTTTGATCCGATCTGATTCCATGAGTTTGGTCTAATTAAGTGAATGTTTTGGTCCTTTGTTTTTAAGTAAGGAAAAAACAGATGATCACCATCGGTTCGGTTTAATGATATGTCGGTTAGAGATGACGATAGATCCTTTCCACGTAATTGGATTCCATTAGGGTTAGTTAAACTAAATGAAATATCATCAGACTGTTGGTATCTTGCAGGTAAAGGCTGATCATTGTCCAAGCTTCCGTCCACGTACATGGCATCAATGTCAATCTTAAAGTTGGCAAGATCAATGTCATTACAGTAGAAACCGAAATATCTATTGAATTCATAGGGCTGTGAAGTATCATCGTTAAATAAGAATTCCATATTTAGAATTCTAGGATGGACGATACCGTTTCTTTCAAACCCTAGCGTTATGAACTGCTCTAATTTTAGCTGAGGTAATGCCCTGCTAAAAATTGTGCTGTGTAATTCCGGTATCTCGACGTAAGTCCCTGAGGATATTGAGGTACCTCTATACAAAGAATAACCGTTTGGTTGATAATTCACATACAATGGACTCTCAGTAAACATCGGCCCGCTAACTATATTATTAATGTACCGGCCTATGTTTGACGAACTAGATAGGTCAAATACCTTAACTACCATCGCATTCTCAAATAAAGAGGTTGCAAAGTCTTGAATGGATACATTCGGGATGGTATCTCTACCTACGCCAGCTGAATAATTTGAAGCTCCAGGAATTTTGAATATGACGAATTTAGTAGGAAGTATCTTATCTAGGTACAACGGCGCGAAGTAGGCGAATTTTTCAGAATACTGCTTACTTGACAAGTATTTTGCACCGCTGGTGTAAAGATCAAAATCGTATTGATCCTTTAGGTCCTTGGCAACTGCGTTTTTTCCAATTGTAGAGCCAACCGAGTATGCAATAGAGGTTGGAGTTCTTCCGTTATCGTAGAATTTGTGAACGTTAATTTCATGGTTAGACGATGCATCTATCGGAAATCGTTTGTACTTTTGATTAGCAAGCTGTTCATTCGCTTCGATTGAATTAAACCATAAACCGTTACTTGAATCCAAGGTCAACTTTAAATTAGTGGTTAACTTTGGATTGGTTCTAAGTAATTGAAAACTTGCGGTCCTTTCGGTTAATTTTTGATATGTCATCTTCTTTTAATTTTATGCACCTATTGTAGAACTTAAAGAAACCGAAGAAGTTCCTAGCGAGCTAATTGGCGCGATTACGGCTGTGTCCTTTTCGTATTGGGCACTAACAGTTACGTCGAATGAAAACGCGGCGTCAGATGTATAAATGTCAATTCCAATAGTCTTAGCATATTTGATATTCTTTAGCCCGGTTGTATTACTTGATCTCCAACCTCCAATGTATCCCAATTTATCCGATGCACGGAATTGGAAGATTAAAGGAACTTTAATAGCTGCGTCTACTCCGTATGGTAATTGTTTATAAGATCCAGCAGGGCTTAAACCTTCAACTGATATTGTACCGTAAGACGTTGGAGAAATTGATAAATATGCACCGCATGTGAATTTACCTATTAACCATTCATCGTTTGGCTTAAACGAATTTTTGATAGGATAACGATTCTCTCTCATGTTAGGACTAGTACTATCTGATCCCAATGTGAATGTTGCTGGCTTCACGTATTCTGCTTGTTGGTTGTACTTTGCACCAAAAACGTTAGTGTTCTCGCCTTGTGCTATTTCAAAATGTATTCCATGACTAAATGGTAAGTACTTTTGGTTAGTGTCAGTGGTTAAGTACGCGGGTCTAGCAATGTTGTATGGGGTTGCATTCCAAACTAATTTAATGTCTGGATGATCCTTATGAATGCAAAATTCGGTAAGTAACCCTCCACCAATTGGTGTACTTGTTCCATCTAAATTACCGTTCCACACGTTTGAGTTGGTAGAAGGGGTGTAACTAACACCTGTCGGCCAAGGATTTGAACCTCCAATCGTTAAAGTAGGATCGAACGGTACGTAATGACCTGACACGTAAGGAATTAGAGTAGATGAAATGGTTATTCCCTGGTAATTATAGTTCCCGGTAGTATCGGAGTACACTTGGAGACCTCTATTATCACCGCTATACAAATTACTAGCTAGTGTAACATTCTTAAATCTAGAGTAGATGAATTGGCTCTTAACTTGAGATGATTGGTATCCGTCAGTTTGAGCAAAACTACCTATTTCTGGAGTTGAATTTGAATTTATTGTGATAGGGGCAACATCGTATCTTAAATTAACATGATAGTTACTTGTAGGATACGCCATTGAACTGGAAGCCGTCGCAGCTTCACCCGAACCTCCATTTAAAGTTGAAATTAGCTGTAACGGGGTCTGTGATGTATTTTGGATTTGAATTAAGTACTGAGCTGCAATTACCTTACCGTGATTGTATGCTACTGGAGTTACGCTCGTATCCTTAATAGCATCCTTATAGTAACCTGCAAATAACGATAGAGATTGTCCGTTATTAATGCTAAGTTGATTGCCTGCTTGATCAATGATCGATACTGAGATTGCACCCTTACCTGTGGTTAAAGAAGTTTGAATCGCATTAATTGCATCGGACACGCTCTTCAATTTAGTGTACAGGTCAACGATGTTACCGTCTGTTGCAAAGAATCCGCTAGCAATGTCCTCAGCCTTATGCGCAAAGTACTTATCCCTAGTCGTGAATGATGTGCTAAGGTGAGTGTCTAGTCCCTTTGAATTTAGCTCATCCTGAAAGGTTATTCTAGATTCATCGGCAAATGCCTGTTGTGAAACGACGGTTGCGTCCTCAGTCGTTGCAATGGATGCCGGAAATTCAACTAATATTGAACTTGACCATTCAGACTCAATTGGAGATTCTGGCCAGCCGGCTTCTGATAAGCTTTTGATTCTAATTTCAATGACTTCGCCCTTTTTTATCGGAATGTCAAGCTGATTTGAATTAACAATGTTCGGATCCGATACGGTTTCATCGGCCCATTCATAAAACCCAGTTTTATCGTTATATTTTTTAGCTCTAGCCTTGGTCAAGTACTCCGTCCATGGAGAAAAAGCTCCGGTTATGCGAGTTCCCTTAGAATCAACGAATTCTATTTGGTCGGCCGGTTTTGAACTTCCAGTTTTACTTAGAGTTCGGTAAGAAACCTTAAATTGAATTACTTGCTGAGTTCCATGCAAAGTTTGAATCGGTTCCGGTATTGCCCAAAATCCTCTAACGTGATACGTTGGATTTGTCACAAAACTTGGAGTTGACTTGATCGAAGTTGTTATGTCCGACACTAAACTTTTTTGTGTATTAGTTAAGGTTAACCTAGTGTCAGCAAACGTCTTTAAATCCTTTTGTAACTTTAACTTTTGAGATTCATTAAGAGAAGCATTCGTGTTTAAATTAGCACGAGTGTCTGTTATTTGCTTATCAATCTCTCGAATCTGAGCAGAGGCTTGTTCCTTAGCTGAGATCTTTTGCTTTATGTCAAGGGTATTATCTGCGTCCTGAATGTGAGAATCAACTTGAACAACTTTAAAATTAGCTGAATTTAATGAGACCCGATTTGGAGTTTCACCTAACGATGCAGGTAATTTCTTGTCCTTTGCATAATTGGTGAACATTAGTCCAAAATCGGAAACGAATGTCTGATAAAATTGAGTAAACGACATCTGTTTACCGTTATTCAGGGTTATGGTAAGGTCATTTGTGAATATTGCAAAACCTTGTGAAAGTTTATCGGTTGTTATTCCAAGTCTTTCACTAATAGGCTTTAGGAAAATTACAAGTCTCTCATTATATCCGACGTTTAATTGAACTTGATTAGTTCTCAGCACCGCAGGTTTAATTCTTAATTGACCAGATCCCTGTGAAAGTCCGCCGGTTCCAAAAATCAATGTTAAAATTACGGTTTTATTAGCGGTGTCAATTGAACTAATTGAGTACTCTGTATTATCTGGAGTTAGAAGAATATCTCCGACCTTTAGTGATTTTTCGATTGAGTTGGCTGCATTAATGCTAGTGTAAGTGATCTTGTTTAACTTGTACTTACGAATTGTATTAGTTAATGTCTGACCTCCTATTATTTCAGATTGAGAATCTTCTAATATGTTTAAAATATCAAATGTTCCCCTGGCTGTATTTACTGCCGGTGGAATCGCTAAGGAAGTTGTGTCTTCAAAGTACTGTATTCCACGATTCTGTAGATCTTTGATTACTGAGGCGTAATCAAGGTTATTCTTGCCCTTGTAAGCAGTGTCAAAGTAGTCCAAGTCGGTCTGAATCTTGGAAGTAATGATGATTCTTCGTGCCTCAAATTTATTAACGTCAGGATCTGAAGAAATAGTTGAAGTGTCAAGATTAACGTATAGTAATGGATTTAAGAATGATTCGAAGAACCAATTGGTCTTATAGTTAAAATCAGCCGGAACTGCTAGCCCGGTAGAATTGATCTTTTCAAGGTCTGAAACTACTGCGGACATGTCCTTTAACTCAAAGGTTCTCAGGTTTCCGTTAGCATCTTTAACTCCAAGCCTATTGGCGTTTCCACCAAGTAAATCATTGAACTTCTTATCAATGTTGTTTATTCTATTGCTTAGGTACCCAAACGAAGGTACTAAATAAGTAGTGACGGTTCCGTCCTGGGCAGTCTGATTTATGTTAACTGAATCCGATGACGTTGATAGTACTTGAGATAATTTTAGTAGGAACTCTTGTAGGTTGTTAACGTCAACTCCAAGTTCAGCTAGGTAATCCGTTAATGATGAGTGAGTTTGCATTTAGTTATCTTAGTATTTTATCGACTGTGAACGTTAAAGTTTTTGAATCCGTACAAACGATATCGATTATCGGTTGGCCAGTTCTACCGAACGTAGTTGGAAAATCTACAGCCGATAGATTAACCATTGATATTGAATACGGGGCGATTGAATTTGTGATGTTTTGAGCATCAGTTTTAACAAATATATTATACGAACCCGGTATTACTTGAGAATCGAAAACAAGCCTTAATATTTGGCCGGTCTTCCAGTTATTTGTAGTATCGTTAATCGCTAGGATAACGTCGCTAGTTAAAGTCCACGGAATTGGCGAACCTGATCCGTTAACCCTAAGATGTCTTACTTGGGTTCCACCGTAACCTAAAGAAACCGTTTTAATTCCGCTGGAATTTGAGCTTATGTCAACGGGTACTGTCGTTTGGTATGCCTGAACGTCAGCAGAGAAAATCACCTGACCTGGAGTATTTTTGTCCAGGCTCATGCCGGTTCCCTGTCTAAATGAATCCGTTAAAAAGCTTACTTGCAGAGAAGTATTGCCCTTTAATAATTGGTCAATTCGATCGTTCGTGTTATCGATTAACTTCATTATTGAAGTTGCTTCTGAGAATGCAGCGGTCGATACGGAAACTGTAGTTTCTAAGGAAGAAATTCGCTTAGCTAAGCTTGAAAGTGCGGTTGTATTTAATAGAGCATCCTTTGCTAATTCAACGTCGGTCGCTAAATTTTGAAGTTCAAGTATTTTATCATTAAACTTGGTCTGTAGCAGTCTCATTTGGGTTAGGACATCCGTGAACAGGTCAAGGGAAAACGTATTATAATCGTTTATCGATCGCTCAACTGTAACGTCCTCAATTGAGGTATCAAATTTGAAATTTACCTTAAATGCAAATGAGTTTCCGTTAGTCTTGTTAATTACGTCCGGCTTTTTCTTAGATATGATCGGTATTATGAACTCGCTACCGGATTGAACGACCTTATTTAAGAAATAAATTCCATATAGGTTAGTCGCGCTAGCAGGTTCTCCTCCATTGGAAGTTCCAGTTGGATCATAAACATCGTAATAGATTAAAACTGCATTGAACTCAAAATCAGAATTTGAATAGCTATCGTTTAATTGAGCTAGAGATTTTATGTTAGTATTCTCGGCAGCAATCTTATAGTGATTTAGGTCAAAATCAATCACTGCACCATCAAGGGTTGATCTAACGTATTCTACCGTTCGTGTTCCCGTAACTGGATCAACGTATGATTTATGAATTCGTTGATTCTTAATTGTTGACGAGCTTACCCCATGAGGAGTTCCAAAGAAAGCAGCTTGGTCCGTGTAGTACGAATTTTGAATTGATGATGGACCCCACCAAAATCCAACTCCCTGGCCTGAACCTGTCGTGTAAGGTGAAGTTATGCTCGACCAATTAATTACGCCGGACGTAGTGTCAGAAAGTTTGGTGACGACTGAATCAGCATCAAGATCGTAAAACGCCTGTAGTGACATTCCGGAATAAGGATGAGTATCGTAGTAGTGTCTGCCGTTTAAGTATTCTAGGTCAAGAGGATCGCCTGGGGTGTTTACGACCAGCGTAGCCGGACCGTAATTATCATCAGGAACTGAATTAAATAGAACAGTTGGCGATGATCCGACGTTTGTTGGAACGTGAATGTAAATTTCGCTATACGAATTTTGATTATTCTGTACAGTGTTAACAACGTCAATGTCTCCAATGTACTTAACCACTCGATTATAGGAACTAATTGATGGATCTGCAAAATCCTCAGCCCAACGATTTTCCCCAGCTGGCAAGGTCGGAATGACTTCAAGCGAAGTAGCGTTCCTCCAGCGAATCGCACCAAGTTCCTTTAGCCATTTCCAAAAAACTCTTTCGGAAACGTTTAGTTTTTTTTCTCTTTTATAAGTATCTTGAGAAATTAATAAGCTTTCCAGGTTTAGGGCGTAGTTCTGGAAACTATTAGCAAGGTTTAAATTCTGGTTAGTTGAAACGTTTGCAATTAATGGAGTTTCACCAAGAGCTAGGAATTGGACCTTGTTATCGGTGTAATTAACCGTGTCGGTCGGAATTCCAATTTCAGGAATGCGAAGCAGAGCGAACTTTGAAAACTTAAACTTGTTTGAATTATTACTAAAGGTCAAGCTAAGATCTTCAATCGAACTTTGGAATGTGTAGAACATTCCCTTTTGAGTCTGTATCGGTTTTATTAATGGTGCAACTGCCATGAGTTAGGTTTAATTTGGTTATATTTAGTTGACAACGATGTTATGCGATCCGGTGATCACAAATCTTGTGTAAGCGTTAGCTGGTCCGTTTTCGAATTTAGTAAGAGTGACCGAGCCTCCGTAATTTCTAGAATAACTTGTGCTGCTAGAATTAGTGTTCACGTTACTATTAAAGAAGGTTACTTTGTTAATGTGATGAGTTGCAAAATCACCGTAGGCAGCGTTAAAAGTAGCAACTCCAGAAGTTAGTTGACTGTTATTAATTACGATTGGAGTTTTAACAACCAATGTTGTGCTATCAAAACCTGGCATGATCACTATATTTCCCCAAGCAGAAGTTGCAACTGAGGTTCCTGCGCTATTTTGATAATCCTTAACGATGATTGTGAACGATTGGCCGACGTTAGGACGAGCCGTTGAATCTTCATATAAGCTTAAGTACACTCCATTTGAGCTGGACGGAGTCTGGCCTGATGGCGCAAGAATGGTTACGTAAATGAACTGCTTGCTAGTAGAAGTGACTTTAATCTCTCCATAATAGTGACCTGATGTCGCATCGTAGTAGGTCTGAACCGGCGTTATTACTTCAGAACTTTGAGTTATCGATTGAGAAGCAAAGCTCACCGGTCCATAGAAGGTGGAAGGAACTAGTACTCCGTCCTTTCCGATGAATAGCCCATCTGATGCTAGATCAGTAATTGCAATTCCAACTCCCAATCGTTTGATTGCCATCGTATTTCCAGCTCCTGTCATATCAATTGATCCTCCAGCTTGAATTACTAACTTATCAATGGAAAGAATTGACTTACCTGCGGATTGAGATAAGCTACCGATTATCGAAGAAGAATTCATGAACGATATGCCATGACCTAAAACTAGGTCATTTGTCTTCACTTGATTTAGGTAGTTATCAACGCCGATGTACTTATTGACTAGGTCAATCTCAAGAACGTTAATTACGTCCTGTAGCTTATTTTGTAATAGTGTCGTATTTGCATTAATTATTAATCGCATGTCCGAGATGAACGTTGTCTCTAATAGCGATTGAGTTGATAATGTTACGTTAGTGAATGCCATTTGTATGTAGTTTTTTGTCTTTTTTATTTATTAGTAAGTTTACCGGTCGATCACATTTGAGACTTTCGGTAATTAAGTTGATTCTCAACATGATTTCGATAATCGTTAATGTCACTCACGTGAACTATTTTTACTGGAGATGAAGTTTTATAAACGCTACCATTTGCATCCGTAACCTCAGCGGATATTGTGTACTCTCCTGGCTCATCAAATTTCCAAATGAAGTACGATTTTGATTTTATCCTTACGATTCTTTCACCTGAATGATATAGGTCCCAAATTACCTGTTTTTTTGAATTGATGTTCGATACGGCTATGAACACAGGTTGAAATACTGGAACGCGTAGTCCATCCGGCCCAATCTTCAAGCGAGTTAAGTCAAATGAATTATGATCTAAGTTAGAAGGTAAAAAACCCGTCATCTCAAAATTTGGAGTTAGCTCGTTAAAGCTTACAAAACCTCTATCGACCCAGTACGACATATCACTTGCAGCGGCAAATGTTGACTGAGTGTCGGAGGTTAGGGTCACGTAACTAAATGCCCAATCCGATCGGGTGTTTGCGATTCCGGAACTTGAGATAACGTCAAGAACTAGTAGATTTGCTGTGCTGGCTGAGTTATACGAACCTATCATCCAATCGGTTGGATGAGATATGCTGTATGCCTTAATTAAAGGATACGTTAAAAAATCGGTTGATTTAGTTAATTTGAAGCTAACCGTTGTTGTGAATGATGTTGGTACTACGATTGAATCGCTTGAATTACAAGTTTCTCCAGTTTTACGTAAGATGTCGGAGAACGGTGCATTAAGTAAAAGTAGTCCATCGTCTATTTGTATGCCTATTTGAGAAAGTTTAGCATTTAGCTCATCAATTAAGGTCGGCGAGTACGCTCCAGCTGGATAACAAAACGTGTAAACCTTTCTTGTTGTGCCCGCTGAATCTCTTACTAATAATATTCGATTTAGGGACCTGTTTTGGAGTTTTGCGGTTGCATGCACGTTCCCATTTATTGCAACGTAATTGAAATTACTGATTTCTGGATTGGTTGATGATCTTAGTTGGGAAACTAGATCATTAACGTCAGAGTATGAAGCTACTGAGAAATCTTGCAGCGGATCTCCACTTCCGAAATTAATGGCAACTATTGAATTTCCAGGATTATCTACTAGATTTAAAATGAATCCGTTTATTCGATCGGGCATGTAAGTTAGATCGCAAAATCTATTTAGCGAAAGTTCCTTAATTTGAGCGATTCTGTATTCTCCAAGAGTCGGCTGGTTCGAAGTTGGCCCGGTTCCCCATAATTTTGCAATTGGATCGGTTGAACTTGAGATTTTAGAGTAGCCAGTTAGATCGCTCCAGATTTCAGCATCGCCCTGAGGCTCACCAACCCCGAATCTATTCGAGTAAGTTACCCAATCTAAATAATGGGTTGATAACATTGAGGAATTATCGCTAAGCTGAAATACGTTTACGTAAGGTGAGTAGATAGGACTATCCGCTAGGTCTCCGAGCGTTACGTTATTTAGGTCCTTAAACCTATAACTATTTTTATCGGGTATTTTGGTGTAAACTTCAAAAGAAGGTTCCTCGCTAAGAACCGTTAAGTTGATGAAGCTTACGTTCTGTCCACCTTGCATATCGTACACGGTCGATTGAATCGTGTACTGGCCCGAAGTTGGTAGGATATGAGGTATCTTAACTAGCTCAAACAAATTTCCTCTCCAATTAAAGGTGTATCCCTGTGGACCCTTAACTGTCCATTCGATTTCAAAACCGTTTTTGTATCTTAGATTTCCGATCGTAAAATGAGAATCATCAAAATCAGAGAAAACTGAACCTCGTAAATCCCTTAGCGTTAAATCGGGTAAATAGGCCTCAAGGTTAACCGGGCAGCCTAATTTACCGTCAGCATCGTCGCCGGTGAACATCTGATTAACTTCACCATGATGATTAAATTCAAAGAATTTTAAGTTTTCATAATAGCTCTCGATGGCTGAGGCAAAACCTCTTAGTCCAGTAATATTGTATCTCTGATCGTTAGAATAGGGTCTAACACCGGATAGGTTAAACGATTGGTCCGGGAAACTTGAAGTATTTTGGTACTTAGGATATAGCGTCTTAATGTCACGAATTAGTAAAGATTGAGCTCGTGTGTCGGGAAAGTTTAAGATTAACTTGTATGCATCGTTAACCTCCAGTGCCTCAACGTCGGTGGAATCCGACCAGTCCCTAAGGTTTAACTTATTAAAGTAGATGAATTCTCCAATGATGTCCTTAATTATCACGTTCACCGGTAAAATCTCGGTCTTTAGCTTGGTCGCCAATCGATTCATCTTGTAGAAGATTTCATCAACTTCAAAGTTGGTGGTAAATTCAACCTCCGGCATTCCATCATCGTCGAACCTATTTGATGCAACTGAGAACTCGTACGCAAGGGCCAAGAATTCTGACTTTTGAAATTTACCGCCCCTTTTTATTTGGCCGTTTAGATCGACCAGGTCAATTGCGTCCAACTTGCCGATGCTCATTAGGTCGGTGATGTCGACTAATGCAAACTTATTGTAGTAAGAGGACTTTGGATCAACGTCCCTCCAGTATTCCTTAACCCTTAGCACGTCCCTATACCCCAAAATGTCAATTAGGTTAATTAGGCCCTTATAGGTACCAACGTAAGGATAAATCTGATCCCGGTTTACCAACAACTGCTTTCTGATTGAATTTATCTGTTGCCAATCCGGTAGGCTCTCCTTAAGATCGTAGTCCTTAAGGATTAGGGCATCTTCCCTGTTAAATTTTATTCCGAAATTGCTTAGCCAAATCCTAAACCTTTCGTCCTCGTCCTCTCCCTCACCGTAAAGGTCAAAAGATAGAACTTGAACGGTTGAGCTGTTGGTGACGTAATATATTTGCAAATTCCTAGAATAAGAAATCTCCTCCTGTGGAGAAAATCCAACGTTTAATTGTAGCGGATATGATAAATTTAGGTCTCCGCTGAGCTGCCCAAAATCGGAATAACTAATGGTTATCGAGTCATGTCGTTGAATGTACGTGGTTGAATCAGTGTGCTGATCTTCCCTAGCTATTGTGAACAAAAAGAAGTTTTCTGCCGAGTCAGCTGTTGTCCATTTGGCAATAAGCTGAGAACCTGGTTGCATTACCGGAAATTTATAGGTTCCTGCAACATTTTCTAGGATGAATATGTTAGAAACGTCATACAGCGATGTTGATATTGGTTGAAGGTAGTCTGTACCTGTCCAAACACCGTTTGAATCCTGTGAAAAATTATAAGATTGACCGTTTCGGTCAAAGAATGCTAAGTTGTTAATGTTCATGTAATAGCCGAGCCCTTTAGCCTTATTTATTATAAACTACTTACAGAGTATATATTTCACTTTCACCAGATTGGCTTAACGAGATGAATTCGACCTTTTCGCCCTTACCGATGTGCTTATAGATCTTCTTGTATTCTTTTGCGTACCCATTTTTAGCGATTTGGGTGAAATACGCAAAGGCATTATTTGACTTTTCTTCGTTAAAGTTCCGCCAATACCTTAAAAGGTCCAATAGAGCTGACTGAATGCAGTCCTCCTTGTCCAATGGATTGCTGAATCTTAACTTTAGTATTGCTCGATTCGCCAGGGTTATGAAGTAATTAATGGCCTTTGGAGAAAGTTCGCCGGCTTTATGCTGGTAACCTGTCTCCTCGTCCAGATGTCCGTGCTTACACCTAATTATTTCGTTTGTGAACTCACGGTTGTTGATGTAGTACTTACTATCTTTTGCTTTTGCCATTTTAGTTTTGATCCTTTAAGGAATTGTGTATTTTTAGAACTGCCAAGTACGCATCGATCATGTCGGTGAATGGCGATTTAACTGTTTCTCCCTTAACTATTAGGTCCTCGTAGTTTACGACTGCCCTGTGTAAAGCGCTATCCTCAGCTAATTGGGGAGAGTTCTTGAATTGGTTAAATATATCGAACTTACCGGCATTACCCTTTGCACCGATAGCATTTTTAAGCTCGCCTGGAGAAAAAACAAACAGGCTTTGACCTTGACCAGTTAAGGTGCTATCCAACATGCTCTTTCTAAGCATTCCGGTAGCTTGGCAAATGTCGATTAGCGCATTACCTTGTGCTCCGTACGCAACTCCCTCAATTGAAACTATGATGTGGTCAGGATTTTTATCTAGCGAAATTATTTCATTGATCCTATCTACTAACGTATCGACGAGCAACGAATAATTTAATAGCTTAGCTCTCTCAGTGCCAGAATAGGTGGACTGCTTTAGCTGCTTTGGAGGAAGGGTTAAAAATTCAAGCTCTGGAAATTCTATCTGAACGTCATCGAGCAATTTTGAATGAGCTTTTGTTAAGTTAGAATTAACGCAGGAGACCCATCTAAAACTTTTAAAGTCTCGACTGATGCAAGCTGATGGAAATTGAATTGAGAAATCTATGCCGATTACGTGCAATTTTCATATTTGTAATTTTGAATAAGTATTCTACTGCCTAAATTTTTTTAGGTTTTATAAAAAACTTTTTTGTAAACAGCTGTAAAATAAGGGTGTTAGGGCGGGTTTAGAAACTTAGTCTTAGTATACTTAGTCTACTTATTTAAGTTAAACTAAAGATTCTATTACCTTAGATTCTAAGTATATTAACAAAAAGCTAATGCTATGTTCGATCAACCGCAACTAGAAAAAATCCTCTTCTTTGACATTGAAACAGCAGGAGAAAAACCATCGTTCAATGATCTTTCTCCTAAAATGCAAGAGCTCTGGTCAAAAAGAGCAATAATCTTACGAAACCAACTTGGTGATAAATACCCCGATAATAAGGACAAATCGGATGAGGTCCTATACGAAATGAAATCAGCTCTTCAGGCTGAGTTCGGCAGAGTTGTTTGCGTTTCATTTGGTAAAATTAAAATGGTTGACGGAGAAATGACCGCTCAAATAATTTCCTATTCTGGAGAAGATGAGGTCGACATTTTAAATAAAACATTTAAGTTAATGACCGGCCTTGCAAAAACTGGAACAATTAAGATAGCCGGTCATAACGTTAAGAGATTCGACGTTCCGTTCCTATGTAAAAGAGCATTCATTCATGGAATTAAACCATCAGGAGTTCTTCAAACTTGGGATAAGAAACCTTGGGAAACTGCAATAATTGATACATCAGAGCTTTGGTCTTTCGGTGCATGGCAAGAAGGTTTTACTTCCCTTGATCTACTAGCGACCGTCCTAGGCATAGATTCACCAAAGGACGATATTGATGGGTCAGAAGTTCATTCAAATTACTACCGAGGAAATATCGCTAGGATTTCAGAGTACTGTCAAAAGGATGTGGTGACTCTAATTCAAGTTGCTTTAAAATTATCTGGCTTAAACCAAATTGAGCAGTCCAGTATAATAATAAAGTAAGAAAAAACAAAATTAATAAGTGAAACAAACAAAATTTAAAGCTGAAGCTCGTCAGGAGTTAGCTAAGGGTATTAATGCACTGGCGGATGCAGTAAAAATAACTTTAGGCCCAAGAGGTCGAAACGTTATCATTTCTAGGGACAATTCAGTTGCCATAACCAAGGACGGAGTTACTGTTGCTCGTGAGGTTCACCTTGAAAATTTCTTAGAGGACGTTGGTGCTCAGGTAATAAAACAGGTTGCAAATAAAGTTGCATTGGAAGCAGGGGACGGTACAACAACAGCAACCGTACTAGCTCATGCAATCTTCACTGAGGGTAACCGTTACGTTGAGACGGGCTCTCATCCGATGGACCTTAAAAAGGGAATCGAAATAGGCATGAAAGCTATCGTTAACCATCTTAAGGGTCAAAGCCAACAAACTACAGATCTTAATAAGATTAAACAGGTCGCAACCATATCCGCAAATAACGATGAAGAAATAGGCACAATCATTGCTTCTGCCATGGAATCTGTAGGTTTTGATGGAATCATCACAGCCGGCGAAAGTAAAACAAGCGAGACCTTCGTTGAGGTGGTTAAGGGAATGCAAATTCAAAGCGGATACGTATCACCGTACTTCATTACTGACACGGAAACTAATTCCGTTGAATTTACAAAACCGATCGTTATGTTGTACGATGGTAAGATCAAAAATCTTACGGACATTCTTCAGTTCTTAGAATATTCAAATAAACAAAAGCAACCTCTATTAATAATAAGCGATGGTGTTGACGGAGAAGCGCTAAGCACTCTACTTGTTAATAAATTACAGGGAATTCTTAAAGTTGCCGCGGTTAGAGCTCCAGGCTTTGGAGAAAACCGTAGATCAAGGTTGCTTGACATTGCCACATTAACCGGTGCGACTCTAATTTCAGAAATGGACGGAGTCACCATTAAGGAGGTAATCGCTGCAAACTATGTGGGATCATGTGATTCAATCTCAGTTACCAATGATTCAACCACAATAATTGGAGGTCATGGATTTCCGGATGAAATCACGGATTTAATAAATGACATTAAGTCTCAAATTGAAGCGACCGATAATGAGTCCAGTAAGATTTTACTAAGGGAACGTCTTTCTAAATTTGAAGGTGGAGTCGCCATCATTAAAATAGGTGCAAATTCCGAAATTGAAGCTCGTGAAAAGGCCGATAGAATTGACGATGCTCTTGGAGCAACTAGAGCTGCCGTTGCTGAGGGAATCGTTGAGGGAGGCGGTATTGCCCTAATGAGAGCGGTTAGCGAAATTCAGGTAACTTCTCCAATTAGAGATATTCAGTTGGGAATTGACCTAATTAAAAAGGCTTGCACCCAACCGTTTAAAACCATTTTAGAAAATGCAGGTATCAATCCGGAGATCGTTTGGACTAAGATCCAAGATGGTGCTCCAGGTTTTAACGCTAAGACCGAAGAGTACGTTAATATGATTGAGTCAGGTATAATTGACCCGGTTAAAGTTACCAGAACTGCATTGGAAAACGCAGTTTCAATCGCAAGTTTACTAATAACGACCGACTGTTTAATGGTTCAAAAACCAAAGGAATAATCCACATCAGCATACAAAAAACTATTAGCCATCTGTGAGCATGCGCCTGTCGAGTAATACTCACGGGCGCTGTTCTATTATAGAGAACCAATAGATAAAATAAAGAGTAAGTCATTGCCGATTCAAAATTTTAAACAACTCATAAATGACATTAAGTGCGGTAAGCTAGCATCCCCCATTTTCACGGAAGCTGATTTAGCTGCAATTAAAGCCTGTTTACCGGCACCTCAAGACATTCCGACCTCAAACCCGTCGATTACCAACCCAGTCATTACGAGCTGCGTTAACGATGGAATCTCTGAGGTCCAAAAAATAGTTAGGCAACAGACGAATAGACAAGGTTTTGTGATCGAACTTGCCACCGTGAAAGCAAAGGTCCAAGAGGCCCTAGACCATTACTCGTTCATTTTAGAGTACTTCAAAGAGAGGCTTAAATTCTTCAATGACACATTAACTAGAGTTGAACCGTTCACCTCGCAATACCTTTACTTTGGGGCTGAAGTTTCCAAATACGATAATTTAATCAAGTCACAACTAGCCGTTCTTAGCAATTCAGGTTACGACATAACTGCTCTACAATCAATTAGCGATTCCTTAATACTAAAGTTAAGTGACGATTTTAGTAATTCATCTAACGTTCTCAGTAATTTAACTATAACCTCACCTGTTAAGCAGTATCTAAGCTTAAGAAAACTAAAGATATCTGCTGACGGTTCTGCATTGATAGCAAAAAGGGGCGGGGCCTCCGCCCTAGCTAAAAAGATTGAATCCCTGACTCCTTTGCCTGAGCTAGCAATCGATGCTCAAGCCGAATTAGCTAAAATTTGCTCAAGTTACAGCAGTCAGTTGAATCCAATTTTTACATCATTGACTAATTTAGTGCCATCCGAAATTAAACCTCCGAATAGGACAGCTGCTTTTGGAATTAGAATAATAGGGCTTAATGGCTCAACAATATCAGTTTCTCACGTTGATGATCATGGTAAGTCAACTAATTCTGATAAGCAAATTAACGTGTTAACTAACGTTAACCTAACTAAAAATCCATTCAGAAAAACTTCTGGTGAGTACTGTTACGGCATTGACCCAATGTCCAAACCTTTAGAACTTTCCGATTACGATAAGCTAGTTGGAGCTCTTTATAATAAGACCTCTTCAGGTTACGAAGGGCTTTATCGAAAATTGGCTAAACCTGTCCAATTTCTTTATTCACTTGAAGAAAGGGGACTAACAATTGATCCATCAAAGACCGATCCTATGCTTAACGGCATTAAGGATGCCCCGGTCTCAATCAAAATTGAAGATCAAACCCTATTCATTAGCAATCAATCAACCTATGAGAAATTCTATGAAACCTTAACTTCGACACTACCGACCAAAATTAAAATTGAAAGGGCTAAAAATTTCCCAAAGGAAATATCAACAACTCTTTCCAAACTTCGAGATTTTGCTCAAAGGGAAGTTGCTGATCAATTTAGGGGAATTACTAGCATTGGTTCAGGTCTTTCGGATAAGTTAGCCTACTATAAAAAAGCGCACGATGAACTTGTTGAAAAAATAGCGGATTGTAATTCTCAAATCGATCTGTTGGACACAGCAATTAATCAAAATTCAATGAGCCCCGACTCCTTAGCCAAGGACATTTCCGTAATACCCTGTTTTTCTAGTGTCTTTTCATCACCTCAACAGATTCAAAATTGTGAGGCCGAGACCATGAAGAAGTTAGGAACCGACCCACTTCTAATAAGAACCCTTTCTGGTAATGACGCTAATCTCCCCGACCTGAACACTCCATGTTACTGGAGAGAATTTTGCAAAGAGCTAAATAAGGTTTCTTTACTTCCTGTTCCCGACCTAACTTCTCCGCCGTTTAGGTATTATCCGGTGAATAACATAATACCGACTCCGGTTGGCGTGGTGCTAGTAACGCTACCTCAAAAATGGAAACCGTTATTCGTACTACCTTCGGCTCTTGGCACGTTAATCACCTTTTTGGTGATGCCGGTCGCAGTAGTCGGAATACCTTTACCTTCAATTTTCATGCTATACCTTTCGCCCGACGGTAGAAAGTACATGATATTTGCTCCAAACCTACCGGTTTTATATCCAAGTGCAATTCAATACGGTTATGAATTCGATTCTAATGCAATAAATCCAACCGGGCTAAGCGGGCCGCATAAAGGTCTATTCACAAAAGGTTCATTAAGTTCACCCTTATCGATTTCAGCCGCTTCGTCCAAGGCTTCCAGGCTTACTTCGATTGCCGCTGACTTGGCCCTAGGCAATAAATCCGTAATTAGATCAAAGGACGGAACTAAGATTGGCGAAATTGATTCAACCACGTATCTTGATAAGTACCTATCGACTTCTGAAAGGGCGAAAAACTCTGCCGATTTTGATCCAGCCAAGGATTTCGATAAGACGCTAACAAAGTTTAGAAAGAACGTAAATAGGCAGTTCGATAAGCTAGGCGAAATGCAAATAACAGCTGTGTCCAAATTAAAGGATAAAACCAGATCAGCTAGACACACTGGTGTGATGGATGCTGAAAATGAAAAAGATTCAAAAAACCGTAGAAATCTTAAAAATGCGGCCAGGAAAATTGATCCGATTGAACTAGGCTCAAAGATCGATAGCATACTTTCCGACGTAAATTCGTACATTGATAAGATAAAATTAGGAACGATATACTTTCCTGAGGATCCCACTAAAATGAATCCTAAATTACCTGGATCAATAAGCGGCTTAATTTCAACCCTTGAGCATGCATCCGTGGGTGGAATGATGAAACCTTCGGACTCAACTAACCTATTAAAAAAAATTAAACGATCGGCCGCCAGCATTGACCCTAATAAATTACCGGGAAAAAAGACGTTTAACTTAATCAACCCAGAAGACTTTAAAGATTTCAAGAAAGCACTAAGCGATTATTCAAGTAAAGCTCTTAAGTACCTATCGGGTGAAGAATCTCCAGCTGATGACATTGATCCGAACCTACCGGAGAAGGACCAAGCAAAGATAAAAAAGGCTGCAACTTTAAGAAAAAGTCGTCTCAAAACCGCCTTAGCCTTCACGACATTAGCGGTCGCGACTCCGTCTCTCAAACTATTTGATCCAGCTGCTCCATGTTGTGAAACCTCTCCAAACCTATTGGAAAACGCAATACCTCCTCAAGTCAAAGCCTCAATTGCAGTATTCACCGCTTTATTCGATGCATTCATTAATGGATTAACGATAGACTCATTGCGATCAATCCTTGGCGAATCGGTTGGAACCGTTGGAATTTCCACAGTTTCGGTTATGTTCGATACGGTAGTTTCAATGTTTCCACCCATTACGTTACCTGAAAAGCCTGACCTAGTTTCAATATCTCAAGCTTTATTAATTCCAATATTAACTGCGATTAGCATTCCACAGGCTCCAAATCCTTTGGGAGTTCCTTTACCCATACAGATAGCAATTCCGTTGGACTCAATCGTGAAACCTCTGCTCAAAGCTGCGATCGCTTATCTAATTGAGCTAATTTTAAGAATGCTAGCCGATTCGGCTAATTTATTAAAGTCAGATTCAATTAGCGGATCATCGGTTACCGTTCAGCAAATAGTTCAGCAAATTCCATGTGGAGGTTCACAAACTGCTACAGTAACAACGACTAACGTGTCAAATACTGTCTCAATAACTTTACCTAATGGAGTTAAGGTTGACCTTAAGAAAGTTCCGACCATTCCGTTAGACATCATTCAGTACTTTAGCCTACTAACCTCAACCGATTTAGTAACCTTAATCCGGAACCTAGTACTGGTTTCTATCGATTCAATTCTAGTTCCTTTAAAAACAATAATCGAGCCGATACTCTCCGTTGCAACCAGCTTGAAGGATTTATCGTACAACATAATCGAGGCCAGCAATCCTTTCATATCAACCATTAAATTGATAAAAATGGCGATTGAATTACAGATCCCAAATTCATCAAAAATTCAAATTGCTAATTTCGATGCACTAAATGCGGTCAAAGCAGCCTATTTTCCTGTAATTGAGGCGACCGAGCCGGTGGTTTCTGAGATTGCATGGCTTGGTTCAATCGTTGCATGCGCAACTGGCCCAACTGGAATTACCTTAGCTAGAACTGCAGCAAATCCATTTTTAAACCAGGATGATCTTCCTCCTTGGGAAAGGCTTACTCGTAAAAATCCACTGTTTGCCATCTTTTTAGATGAAATTGCATGGAGAAGTAGCCTAGTTTCGACCGGGTCTCTACTTTTTCAAACAAAAATGCCAGGGCTTTACCCAACCGCTTGGAGCCCAACCATTTTCTCAGATCCTGGAGCATTATATCATAACTAAATAAAAACTCTAATCAACTTCGGTGTATAATTAGTTAGTCACTTAAATTAAAAACATGACCAACGAACTTAATAACTCTGAAGAGATCACAAACCTCGAACATTTATTCAATCAAGGAAATAAGCGCCTAAATTCCAAGCTTAAATTAACTAGCGCTGATAAAAAAGCCGGTTTAAAAGTCTTTTGTACTGAACCTTACGCTCAAGACATGTACGACAAGTACTACTCAACAATGAGCTCATCATCCCCAGTCGCAAGCAAGGACTTTCAAATTGGGCAGATATGCAAGGTAACGGTAAAAGGAATAAACTTTGACACCAAAATGATCGAAGTTCAGGATAACCTATCCCTATCCACCATTTTTGTTCCGTTTCGTGAATTTAGCGAAGAACCTGCTCTACTTATAAATAGTGAAGCTAACCAATCGTTTAAGGTCATGATTTATAAAACGGACGGTGGCGAATTCTTAGGTTCCGAGAGACGTTGCATTGCAATATCATATCGTGAAGATCTTGAAGAGTTCATGAAGACTGATAAGTGGTTCTACGTTAAAGTAATTAGCCTAGTTAAGGGCGGATACTTAGCGCTATACAAAGGCACAGTGAACTGCTTTTTACCTGGCTCTCATGCAGCAGCCAATGTCATTAGAGATTTTAATGAATACCTAAATAAGGAGATCCCGGTCATGATTGAGAACTTTGATTCTGTGAATAACTTGTTCATAGTTTCATATAAGAAGTACATCAAACAAACTCTACCTCAAAGAGTCCATGAACTTAAATTTGGTGAAAAATATACAGGTACTTTAACCAATAATCCATACGAATTTGGAATGTTCATTGAATTCCAAAATTATTTCACAGGTTTACTCCATAAGACCGAGCTGTCTAATTACTCCGAAATGACTAGATCATACAGAGTTGGTAGTTCAATAGATTTCTACATCAAGGACATCGTAATGAAGAAGGGCGAACCTAGGATCATCCTAACCGACTCTTATGATAAGATCAGCGATGAGACTCTTGCTTGGCAAGATTTAAAAAATCGAATAGACGGTAAAACTTTAGATTACACCTTAGACAAGAGAGATTTTAACCTTGAGGTTGAGCTTCCGGATAATGGATCAATTTTCAGAACGGACGTAAATCACCTAAAAGGCAGAAGTAGAATTGCTGACTCCGGTAAAATAAAAATTCAAAGAGTTGACATGATTCGTAGACAATTAAAGTTTGAATTTGTTAACTAATTAACGACTTCTTAATAGCCTGGAGATAAATAATACAGATGAAATGCTCTAACTTTAGATCAACTTTTTCTAGCAGTTCGCTGTACATTCGGTTAACAATTAGCAGTGTAATCACTCATCCATTAACCTTAAACGCAACTCCAATTATTGAGAATTTCATCAACCTTTATAAAGACTTAAATTTTATAAGAACTTAAACGACGCTACCCTAGTCAATAACTAGGGTAGCGCTGTCTTTGTTTAACTGATTCACAAAATAACAAAATGAAACACAGAATGATAGATAATGAATTATCTAAAAAAGACCCTTTGTCGAAAACCGTATACACCAGAGAAGAAGCTGAAATTGCTTCATTGGCTTACTTTAACGGAGACGAGCTAGCTGCAAACGTTTGGATAAACAAATACGCGTTAAAGGATTCATCCGGCAACCTTTATGAAAGTAATCCGGAGATGATGCATCATAGAATTGCATCTGAGCTTGCAAGAATTGAAAACAACTATAAAAATCCATTAAGCGAAGATTACATTTTTTCCCTATTGGATAAGTTTAAGTACATCATTCCGCAAGGTTCTCCAATGTCCGGCATAGGTAATGATTTTCAAACAGTTTCTCTCTCTAACTGTTTCGTGATCGGAGTTAATGGGCCGTCCGATTCCTATGGAGCTATCATGAAAACTGATCAAGAACAGGTCCAGCTAATGAAACGCCGTGGCGGAGTAGGTCATGATCTATCAGACATTCGCCCATCCGGTTCCACCGTTAATAATTCAGCCTTAACCTCAACCGGCATAGTTCCATTTATGGAACGCTACTCAAATTCAACCCGTGAAGTAGCTCAAGGTGGTCGACGTGGAGCTCTAATGCTTTCATGTTCGGTTAGACACCCCGAAATTGAAGCTTTCGTTAACGCAAAATTGGACAGCACCAAAGTTACCGGAGCTAACATTTCAATTAAGATCCATGATGATTTTATGAATGCTGTTAAGTCAGGTACTCAGTACACTCAAAAGTACCCAATTTGGTCAGAGACCCCAAGCATAACTCAACAAATAGACCCAAAATTTTTATGGGACAAGATCATTCATAATGCCTGGAAATCAGCTGAACCTGGAATTTTATACTGGGATCAGATTATCAGAGAATCGTTCGCTGATCGATACGCTGACTTAGGTTACAGAACTGTGTCGACAAATCCTTGTGGAGAACTTCCTTTGTGTCCTGATGATTCTTGTAGGCTTTTAGCCGTTAACTTATTATCTTATGTCGTTAACCCTTTCACCAAGGATGCATATTTTGATTTTAATCTATTTAAAGAACACGCTCAAGTAGCTCTTCGCCTAATGGATGACATCATTGACCTTGAAATTGAAAAAATTAGTTCAATCATTAGTAAAATTCAAAGTGATCCTGAATCGGATGAGGTTAAACGAACCGAGCTTGAGTTATGGCAAAGAATTCAGGCCAAGTGTAAAGACGGCCGCCGAACTGGTGCAGGTATCACTGCCGAGGGAGACATGCTAGCCGCCTTAAATTTACGGTACGGTACTCCAGAAGCTACAGAATTCGCAGTTAAGGTTCATAAAACCTATGCATTAGAGGTATTTCGCTCATCTAATATTTTAGCAAGGGAACGAGGTGCATTTAAAATATGGGACCCAACTAGAGAAGAAGGTCATCCATTTTTAGCTAGAATTAAACAATGCGACGAATCTTTATACGAAGATTTAATGAAATACGGTAGACGAAACATAGCTCTTCTAACCATTGCACCGACTGGTACAGTTTCATTAATGTCCCAAACCACATCAGGCATTGAACCAGCTTTCATGGTATCATATAAGCGCAGAAAGAAAATCAATCCAAACGATAAGAATTCTAAAACAGATTTCATCGATTCAGTTGGAGATCATTGGGAAGAGTATCACGTATTTCATCATGGATTTAAAAAATGGATTATGGCAAAAGGTCATAAATTCATTCCTGCTGGGGAACCTGTACATCTTGACAAATTGTCTGACTCCACCATTGAAATGCTCATCGAAAAATCTCCTTACTACAAAGCCATGGCTAACGACGTTGATTGGGTGGAAAAGGTTAGAATGCAAGGTAAAATACAGCAATGGGTGGATCATTCAATCTCAGTAACTGTTAACCTTCCCGAACATGTGACCGAGGAACTTGTTAATCAGGTGTACATGACCGCATGGGAAGAGGGCTGTAAGGGTTGCACAATATACCGTGATGGTTCCAGATCGGGAGTCTTGGTTTCCAAGGATGAAAAAAAGAAAAATGAACTTTTTAAAGATTCGCAAGCCCCAAAGAGACCAATTGAGCTGGAATGTTCGGTTACTAAATTCATGAACAGCGGAGAACGTTGGGTCGGATTCATTGGTCTACTTAACGGAAAACCTTATGAAATTTTTACCGGCAATCATGAGAATTTTCCCATACCAAATTATGTCGATACAGCAAAGATAGTTAGGTCTAAAAAGGACGGACAATCATCGTATGACGTTGTCTACACTGATAAACTTGGTGAATCAATTAAAATTCCGAACTTAAATCATGCATTTGACGCTAAGTACCATGACATGGCAAAAACAATTTCAGCCGTGCTACGCCACGGAATGCCATTACCATACGTCATCGAACTTTTAGATTCGTTGAATTTAGACGGTGATCTTATTACTACTTGGAAAGCCGGAGTTAAGCGAATGCTTAAAAAATTCGTTAAGGACGGAACGACTATTTCCGGTAAAACCTGTAAGACGTGTGGATCCGATTCTCTTGTTTACACCGAAGGTTGTTTAACTTGCAAGAACTGTGGAGATTCAAAGTGCGGATAACTAAAGATACGACAGTCAAACAATAAAACTTTTGTTTTAGGATTAGGAGGCTCCGGCCTCCTTTTTTTGTATAAATAACCGTAACCTTGATAATAAATACATGAAAATTCTAAAATTTGAAGAATATAGATTAGTCCTAGAGGCAGAGATTGACGCTACACCTGAACCTGTCGAGCCGTTACCTCAAACTTCCCCAACTCAACCTTCTCAGCCCAGCCCATCTCCTTTACCGGACTTCGGTGAACCATCAACCTTACCGCCAGATCCAAATGCACCCGTCGTTAATAATGCACCCGTTAACATTAAGCTGGTGATGTTGGACCCAGACCGTAAGTGGCATACGTCCTACACCGATGGAGGAGGAGTCAAACGTTATCCGGAGTATGAGATCGTGCCCGCTGACCTTGAAAAATGGATAACTGATTCAAACTTAACCGCTCAGCGAGATGCAATTATGCAAGCTATTCAGGGTAAAAAATCTATGGACAAAGAGATTTTTACTAAGTTTAAGTCAGCCTTAGCCACCTCAAAGTTAGGTAAGAATCGAGGTGACCTTGACATTCAATACGATCCAAATAAGGAACCGTCAACCACCAATCTTGACATTATTTTCGTTAAGCCAGTCTGATTTATTTTCCATTTTTTAAAAACCGAATGATGCAGTTTAGTAAAAGATTTTAACTAAAAAATCATTTGAACAATGGAAGATCTATTTAACCTTAATCTAGACGATTTCTCCGGTAAATCGCAAAGCACTGCACGTAAAATTGACGAAAACATGTACAACCCCGGGCCGGACCAAGGACAAAATGGAATTTACAAATCTATAGTCCGTTTCATTCCGTGGGCACAAGACACTTCAAAAAGTCGTTACAAAAAGTACGCGGCTAAGCTAACTAATCCTTTAACCAACGAAAGACTGTACGTTGATTGTCCTTCAACCACAGGATCATCATCGATTTTATGGTCCCTTGACCTTGAATTAAAAAGGTTATCAACTGAGGAACCTGCAATAGTTGAAGAAATCAAAAAATACTTTAACAGGTACTACAACTACTACTCTTGCGTTTACATCAAAAAGGACCCACAATTTCCTAATTTAGAGGGACAAATCAAAGTGTACTCGTATGGATACACAATTGATAATTTAATCCAACAGGAGATCAATCCTGAATCGGAGCTTGTCGTAACTCAAAAGATAAATCCGTTCTCTCTTACTGAGGGTAAGGATTTCGTATTAGTCATTAAACGTAAGACTAAATCATGGAGAGATTTTAGCTCAAGTAAATTCATGAACGAGGTTAGTCCACTAATCATTTCAACTCAAGGTAAAGAAATAGCTGCTTCAACCGAACCTAAGGTAATGGGATTCATCGGCGACTACCTTAAAAAGAATTCTCCTGATATGAGCCCGTACTTCTTTAAGGAATGGACAGATCACGAATACGAAAAGGTTGCGGATTACATTAAAGCGATCATACCTTACAAACAGATCATCGATAACCTAGTTTCAACGACCAAGGATGAACGTATGAAGAAACATTTTACTAACACTAAATCGATTTCTCGTACCGAAGCCCCAATGGGAGAAGCTATGGAATTCTCTGCAGCTCCGACCAAAAGTTCAAGCGTTTCGGTTAGCTTAGATGATTTAGACATTGCTGAACCTAAGTCATCATCAGTTAAACCTAGCTCACCCGCTAAGTATGCTGAGGTAGATGATCTTTTTGCAGATTTATAAAAATACCTAACCTAATATGTCTGATCAAATCAACACAACTGAACCTACAGCTGAGTCTGCTCCAATAGCAACTCTACTTTCCTCAATTAGTTACTCAAATCTAACAGACTACGAGAATTTTCTAGCTAATTTAACAACCGAGCATGCAGTCCTAGTTTTAATTTCTGCAGCTAATCACAGTCAATCTAAGGGTATATTTAACCTTGACGAAGCTGAACTCATAGCTAAAGCCATTAAAAGACTTAGCTCAAAACCGGATGACCAATCACCACAAGAACCAACCAATTAACTAAAAATAAATGAACTTAATCATCGATGGAAATGCATTTTTAAATGTAGCTGTAAGTATCGTCAAAAACATTCTTCTAAATGATAAACGAGTTGGTGAAAAGTACTACGTGTCCGACATTCTAGAAGATGATAAGTTCATGTTAAAACAGGCTAGCAAAGATGCGTTCAGAAGTTTTTCAATAAATTATTTTGGAAGCATTCTTGCGCCCTTTAAGGATAATATCAGCTCAGTCTTTTTCGTATTTGACTCTAAGAGTTGGAGAAAGAAATACATTAAAGAGCATTTTGAAGCACATGGTGAAGGAGACTTTAGTTACAAGGGACAGCGTAAGTACGATGATAAAATCTATCTCTTTTTCGAGTACTTTCAAAATGAGATACTAAACGGCATAGCTGAAGAATACGGAGTAGTCGTTAACCGAGTGCCTGGAGCTGAGGGAGACGATCTAATTGCTTACATTTGTGAAAATCTAAATGAAGACATTTGCATTTGGTCAGTTGATAAGGATCTTACTCAATTGCTAGAAAGCGATAAACGTAAGATCATCTTAATCATGCCAAAGCAGATGACCAAGTACAAAAAGATCTATACAACTGAAGATTTTGATATGACAGAAACATCAAACGTTGATCTATTTAACTTTGATATTTCAATGATCGATAATTCCGCTGTTACTACCATCGTACATGATTTAACCCAAAAGGATTATAAGCATTTCACAGTTGATCCAACCCTTGACGTTGTGACAAAATTCTTAGCCGGTGATGATTCGGATAATATCCCAAGAATTCATCCAAAGATGACAGCTTCTAAAGTTGCTAGAGTAATCGAGCAAGTTAAGAATTCCAACGATTGGAAATCAATACTTTCTAGAATTGACTCAGGTGATTCTAAGTTCATTGATCAATTACGTGATATAACATGTGAAATTCTAAAAATAAAGGAACCTGGTGAATCTCAAACGATCCAGAATAACCTTAACCGCAATCGAACGCTAGTTAGACTAAATACAAAGGTTTTTCCTTCAGAAATTAGGGAATCTTTAATCGCAAACGTTGATCTAACTGTTCGAAGAAAGTTTAACTACTCTAAATTTAAAAAAAATTACAAACACTAATGAGCACCGAAATACAAACCGGCTTTTTGCCACTATTCGAAAGAGTCCTAGTTCTACCGGATTCAGTTGAGACTAAAACTGAGACAGGAATCATTTTGCCGCCTGAGGCTCGAAAGAGACCTAACACCGGGACCGTAATTTCACTAGGTCATTTGGTTGCAACTAATTCAGGTTGCCCAGTAAAGGAAGGCAATCGCGTCCTCTATCAAAGATACTCCGGACTGGACGTTAAATGGGACAATAAAGATTATCATTTAATAATGGCTAACGATCTATTAGCAATTATTGATAAGGATCAAGAAACAACACTTGAGCTAAAGGAAAATGTTTAAAAAGTTCGATCAGTTTCTTCTTGAAAGAAGGGGCGGAGATTTTAGAATATTTTGCGATCTAGACGGAGTCTTGGTCGATTTCATAAGAGGTTTTAAGGAAATCCCAGCCAATTCTAAGAGTCAATCACCCGCTGATTACGAAAAGGCTCACGGTAAGGGCTCAATATGGCCAATGATAAATGCTCTTGGAGAAAGCTTTTGGGCTAACCTTGACTGGACTGAGGATGGCCGTGAATTATGGGACTATTTGAAACAATACGATCCGATAATTCTATCGTCACCAAGTAGGCATCCTGGATGTTTAACTGGTAAAGCTAAGTGGGTTCACCGTAATCTAGGAATTGATCAGGACCCTGTGCTTAATCCAACCGATTTCACTAAGGATACTAGACTAATTCTATCTAATCATAAACACGATTACGTTGAACCTTGTAAAAACCTGTTGGGTAAACAACCTATCCTAATAGACGATTTTGATAAGAAATTGAAGATGTGGACAGATTCAGGTGGAATCGGCGTCCTACATAACGATTCAACTGACACAATTAGGGTAGTTGAGGATATTATGAGAGAGTCCAAGAGACCTGATTTCAATTAAAAAAAAGGTTCTCGGACCTAAACTAAGTGGTAGCCTTTAAAACTGGCAAAAAAAAGGACTCTATAGAGTCCTTTTTTGTTTTAATATGTCCATTATAATTAGAACGATGGTGTAAAACCTGTTGATTGAGACGAAAGTTGACCGTTTGCTCTTGTGATTGTGATACGGTTGATGAACTTTTGAATTCCTCTTGGGAAGTTAACAATTATATCAACCACACCAGCATTATTTTCAAGAACAGTTACTCCGTTATTTGAATCGTCAAATACAATATCGAACGTTGTGATACCGTTAGCATCTTGAACTGCAGTTAAGTAATTCTTGATAAGAGTCTTAACTCTTAACCTAGTGGTAGGATCGTTAAACTCAAAAAGATAGTTTAATAAGATTCGTTCAACGTCCCTTTCGATTGTAACCAGGGCTTCTCTAACGTGAATGTTGTTAAGGGCTGACTTAACCGTTTGATAACCTGTGTTGTTTGAGAATATCATAACTCCAAAACCTCTACGCCTAACGATTAAGTTAAAACCTGCAGGTTCCAAGAAATCTCTATCATCATTGGTTAAATCATATTCAACACCAGTAATTTCAGGTTCGGTGATAATTCCCCTTTTACCTGCAACAATTGAGAAAGTATTTCCATTTGAGTACTTTTTCATGTACGTATTAGCAACATAAGTGGCTGGCGGAATTGACTTGTTTTTTCCGTTTTCATAAATGATTAAGTTTGGCATGAAGTATCCAGCATAGGTTGAAATCGGAATTCCATTCTTATCTCCGCTAGCGAATCCGAAAGTAAAGCTTGGATTTGAAAGCAAGTTACCTCCGGTTGAAATGTATTCAGTTGACACCAAGTTAGTATTAATATCAATGAATCCTGGGTCGCTTGACCTTTCGTACTGGGCAAATGATGGAGAGTTTAGAATGGCAAAGGCTTTTCCATGATCCGCCGCTAGTTGCACTAAGTACTGCTTAGACGCGTGTGATATTTGACCCTCATACGAATCAATTATGTATCTGAAATCTAATGTTTCGTTATCCGCTACTGTTGCTGCAATGTTCGTATTATCGTACATGTAGCTTAGAATATCGTCCTGTCTTTGAGACGTTCCGTTAGGGTACATTGCAGTTTCATCAACGATCATAGCTGGAACGTAAAATCCGTGCAAGTTAGTCACGAAATTCTTAATTCCTTTGTAGCACGTTAGCTTACTGTCAGTAAGATCAATTCCTCTAATGTTTGAATCCGTGTAACCGTCAACCTTGATCGTATATTGTAAAGTTGTTGCAGGTAAACTGTCCGGACCAATTGATGGAACTGATACTTTCACAGCAGAAATTGATTTAATCTTTAAGAACCTCTCTCTAATTACCGGATCACCATTAAGGTCAGTCGTTATTTTAGCTTTAACGTATTGACCGGTTTTAAAGAAGTTATCAATATCGGCTCTGCTGTCTGAGTTATAAGTGAAACCTGGATTAGGTCTTTCCTTTTTAGCTGGATTACCGTATAGCGTTGGATCCAGCGTAACCACTAATTGGTTTGGCGAGGAATATTTAAAGTTGTAAGGTGAGCTAGTTATGAATCTAGTAGAATCAGTTAAATCGAATTCATACTTAAAAAGATTTTCAGTTGCTTGAATGATGTGTAAATAGTGGAATCCACCATCTGTTGTGTAGTAAGCGTCTGCTTGGTTAGTGAATGTTGCATCGCTATAGACAAAGAATTCAATGTACTTAATTTGACCAGTAGACTGAATATTCACTACTCCATTAGTCGATATGTACTTATTGACTTGAGCAGAAGAGACTGGATCAATCCAATTAATCTTGTCTCCAGTTTTTACGAAACCTGAGGCCCATGCCGAGTACAACTTACTTCCGTATGTTGCAACAATGTACTTATTACCTCCACCGTTAACAATGTAGGTCTCACCATTAGCGTATGTTGAACTATAACTAGTAGAAGTTAGCTTAAAGTAATAATCAGAAGCAATGGGCTTTCTGTGACTTAATACGTCAATTAGAGCGACCGCGTTCTGTAGTGAAGTACCATCATCAACTCCATAAGTAGCTAAGTCCATTTCATCAACTCCATAACCTACTAGATCAAGTCGTTGTTCTGATACTGGCTCAGTCGATGTACCGCTTGCGAATGTTGCATTAGTTAAGTCAATCATGTCGATCTTTTTATGATCTAATGATAAGAAAAGACCACTTTGACTAAATGATCTATTGAATAAAGTATCGATTGATGCAACAGCTCCAGTTAAATCCGTGAAGTCTGGTATAATCGATCCGATTGTTCGGTTAACCAAAGTTACTTCTCTCAGAGACGTAAAATTAGTTAATTGACCTAATTTTAAGCCGGTCTCGTCAAAATACTGGCGATATACTGGATCTTTTGCTAATCTTCTGTAATCTGTCCAATTTCCTTCAACTGCAATGACCTCAATGAAATAGTCGGCCATGTAGTCATCCGGGTGTAAGTATTCCGGTATTTCAACCTTTTCTCCAAGTAACTTGTAGTAATCCTTAACCGTAATGTCATAACCGTTTGTGTCAGCGATTCTTGCCCATACCGTAACTTGTTTCTTTGATAAGTTAACTAAACTAATCAATTTATTTGAATCACGAGTTACTGTTCCGGAAGCCGGAAACGTATCTCCAAGTTTAAGATTTTTGTACTTACTTAATTGATCAGCATCAGCAAACCATAACTTTTGAGTGTTATAAAAGTGAGAAATGCTATCGTGGTAAGCAGAAGAGGTCCAAGTAGCATTATTTGACGCTGATTCTGTGTTAAACGTTGTGAAGTATGCAATGTCAGTATCTGTCACCGGCAAGATATTCAGTGCGTATACTGGGCCTTGTCTTAGAGCTACATCAATCGTTCTGTGAAAGTAGCTTCCGTTCTTTTCAAGCTTAGTATCAATTTCTCCATACACCGCTGATAAGGCCTTAGTATCATTGATGACCACGACTGAGTTAATTGGTCCTTTTTTGCTAGAGCCAATTACCAACCGACCAGTTGAGTTAGGGAGGCTAAGGTTTATGCTCTCATCTATTTCAACTGTGTAGACACCGCTTGACTTGTATCTATTCAGATTTAATTTTTCTGCCATCGAGTTTGCTTATTATTTTGAGTTATTTATTTATCAACTTAGCTCCAAAAAAGTGATTTTTGTATATGCTAAGTTAACCGTTAATGTTATTTATTAGCACGAGACTCCTTAACTTAAACCCTTTTCTATTTTCCAGGTAAAAGAATGAGACTACTCATATAACATAAGCAACTTAATGAAAATTTCAAGAATCAGGGACGTTAAGATCCCAACTAGAGGAACTGAAAGATCAGCCGGCATAGATTTCTACGTGCCTAATGATTACCCAACCACAATAATCGCTCCAGGTAAATCAGTTTTAATTCCGACTGGCATCAAGGCCCAAATCCCTTCTGGGTACATGTTAACCGCCTTTAATAAGTCAGGCGTTGCTTTAAAACAGTGCCTAATAAAGGGAGCGGAAGTATGTGATGAAGATTATCAGGGAGAAATTCACATACACGTCATTAACGTGGGTCAAGGTCACCAAACCATAACTCCTGGCCAAAAGTTAATTCAATTCATCCTAGTTCCGGTCTTTTACGATACTGTGGAGGAAGTTGACATCTCTGATCTATACCCTGAGGTTAGCGAGCGTGGAGAGGGCGGATTCGGTTCAACTGGCACCAACTAATAATAACTCACATAGAACAAATACATGATAGTAAGCACAGAATTTCATACTGAGGATTCCTCATTGCTTATTTCCTATTATAATGCAGAAGGACTTTTAGAATTGATTAAGAAACCAATTCTACCTCATGATCTCTTTAACTGGACATTAACTCCAAATCCAAGCGAGTTTAGGAACTGGGATGATAGGTTTCTTAAAAAGACCCAAGGCAAATGGTTAAGCCGATTCAGGCTTGAGGAACTGACTCAGACTAGACTTAGCGAGTCTGAATTAGCCGCAATCTACTCGGATTACAGCCCTAAGAAGTACTACCTGGATATTGAGATTCAATTAACATCAAATGAGTTTCCGGATCCGGCAAAAGCAGCAATGCCCGTTAATTTAATAACCTTTGTGAACGAGGAAAACATTTGCTTCATACTATCGACCATGAAGCATCTAGAAAAGCCAGCAATTGAACAGATGCAATCAGAGGTGAACGATTACTTTAAATCGCATAACCAGAATTTCACTCTTAAGTACCTATTTTTTGAACAGGAGGAAGAGCTATTAAAGATGTTCTTTCATAAGGCTCTACCTAAAATTCCTTTATTAACAGGTTGGAACGTTATTGGGTTTGACTGGGTTTACCTAATTAATCGATGCAAGAATTTAGGTATCGACCCGATGGAAACCATGCCTTCCAAAACTTTGATCGGTAAAAGTAAAATGCCAACTCACTTAGGCCTACTTGACTACATGGAAGTTTTCATGAACACTAAACCTTACAAAGTCGTTGAGAATTATAAGTTAGACTACATTGCTAACCTGGTTCTTGGAACCACCAAACTTCATAGCGAGTATGCTACAATGATCGAGGCTCAACAAGATATTGAAAATTTCATCAAGTATAACATAATAGATACGGTTCTGGTTAAATTGATTGAGGATAAGCTTGGCTTGCTTGACGTTGCGTTTGCAATCTCTAAATTTGCAAAGGTTGACGTGTCCAAGGTGTTTAGCGCCGTGTACATCACCGAGACATTAATGTGTCGTGAATTCTTAGAAAGGGGTCGATACATGGCAAATGATCGTCGAGACGTTCAGGAGGAGGCTACCTATGTAGGAGCATACGTTGCAAAACCTGTGCCGGGTTACTACAAGTACGTATCTTGCTTTGACTTTGCTTCGATGTACCCAAACATCCAAATACAGTTTAACATTTCACCGGATGCATACTTAGGTAAAATTCAAGAAGGTCAGACCATTCAAGATGATCAAATCTTAACAAAGAACAATACAGTATTTTCTAAAAAGACCGATTCGGCTGCTAGAACGATCTTAACTAGGCTGTATAACGGTCGTGTTGATACTAAGGCCGAGATGAAAAAATTAGAAGAACAACTGACTGGTGCTAAAGTTGCTTAAAAAAATAAAAAACTCAATTATGAACAATTTCGATATGGAAACCTTGATCTCAATAAAATCAAGCTTTCAATCAAACAAATTCCAATGGATAAAAACCAATGATCGTGCAAAGGTCGGCAAGATTGTTGAGGTTAGGGACGTTGTTCCCAGCCGAAACGGTAGATTCACAGCAATTCTATCTGACGGAACCCAGGTCGATACTGATCGAGTTTCTTCGGACTTAATGATGATCACCGATGACCAACCCCCAATGTCAATGGCCGAGATACAATCGATCAATTACATTCCTTCCCTATCTGAGGAGGTTTCAGTTTCTCCTGATATACCTGATGAATTTGCTAAGGAAGTTAAATCAAACATCACAACTGCCAAACCTGCTAACCTTGAACCTCCAGCTCAACCTAAATTAATCTCGCAAGCCGATACTACTGATCTATTTGGAATGTTTGAACTGGAAGATTCAGAGATAAACGTTCCTATTAAAGTTAAGCTGCCAAGCAAGGCCCTGCTACAGATGATGTACGTAAGCTTCAAGAACAAGGAGGACTTTTTGACAAAGTTATCAAACTATATAAATAACAACATAACGGTCGATGCGATCAAGGAGACCATGAAAAAATCTCTAGATTCTGACCCAAAAAAGAATGTGCTAGATAATGAATAACCAATTCACATCGGACGAACACAGTCAATTCGGAAAATTTAACGTATTGACAAAGACTCGAGATTCTCATTCTTCCCAGTACCTATCCGCTCAGTCAAAGTACATCGCGATAATTCCATTCGAAAGAAACTCTGAGAATAACATCAAATCCATTTATTTGCTTGATTTTCCGAATTACTCAACCGGTCGATCAGCTCAATCGCTAATAATAGATGAAATCGACCAGACTAAGGATAAGACTGTCTTTGATTCTGTGTGTCGAGCTTTGGTTGAGGAGGCAGGCCTCGATATTGATGCTTTATCAATAAACGAGAATAACATTTTTTATCTTGGTGAAATTACCACAACCTGGCCGGTGTCATCAACTCTTCAATGTTATGGAATTGATCTCACCGGTAAAGCTTCCCTAGAATTCACCAGAAACTTATCTAAGGATCCTTTCATCAAAGATGAATCTTCTATAATCCAAGCAAACTTTCATCAAGTAGTTAACGGAGATTACTCAGATTCAACGGTTTTAGCTGGATCATTTCTCCTAGTTTCATATTTTAACTAAAACAATTTCCGCATCTTATGTACAAGATGCTAAAGACAATTTTTAACACACATGGCAAAAACACCAATGGACGCATTCGCCAAGTTTAACGACTTGCTCGAAAAGAAAGTCAAGTCCAAAATAGACATCAAGGGATTTTCAGACATTGATGAATACATCCCAACCGGTAATTACCTCTTAAATGCTCAAATGTCAGGCTCTTTGTTCGGAGGTTATCCGAACACTCGAAGCATTGGTATCGCCGGTGACTCAGGTTCAGGTAAAACGTTCTTGTGCTTGAATGCCGTACGTGAACTTCAAAAGCTAGGATACGTAGTTTTCTATATCGATACTGAGGGAGCTATTGACCGATCTGACTATCTTAAATTTGGAGTCGATCTTGACAAGCTCACTTACCTTCGTATGGGTTACATTAGCGAGGTTAAATTTTTCATTAACGATTTCATTGAAACTATGAAAGAAAATCCAGGTTTAAAAGTTGCAATATTTGTTGACTCGGTGGGGATGTTAGACACAGACAAGAGTAAAAGGGACATGGAGGCCGGTAAAAACGCCGCTGACATGGGTCTTCGCTCAAAGGAGATGAGATCTCTTTTTAAATCGTTCACCCTTGAGCTTTCAAATTTACGAGTGCCATTTATTTTTACGAATCACACTTACGCTTGCCTTTTAGGAGACCATAAAATTCTAACACATCAAGGTGAACTTATGATTTCTGAACTTAAAGTAGGACAATTAGTAGAAACTTTAGAAGGTTTAAAACCTATTGAAAACATATTTCAATACGATTGTCCAAAATTGATTGAAATAGTATTAGAGGATGACACAGTTATCAAGTGTACGCCTAATCATAAGTTTTTAATCGGCGATGATTGGTCAAATGAAGATCATTGGGTAGAAGCAATGGATTTAATTGATGGAGCTGAAATAGTTTATAAATAAAAAATTCTTGCATGTCTGTGATATATAAAAATAAAGGGACATGCAAGATTTTTTACAACGAATTATAACATCATCAAATCTAGGATTAGCGTCTCTATCTAAGTCGATTCGAAAAGATCGAGAATTTTATGATTTCTTAATTTCACAAACTTCATTTCTTTCAGAAAATGCAAACGTTCCATTTAGACTATATCATATTAGGCAAGGATTAACTGAACAAGTTAGATGTAAACACTGCAAAAATCGATTGTTTAAAATTAGAATTGAATTCTGTAATAGGAAATGTGCAGCTATGTTTAATAGCAGATTAATTGAAGTTCAGAAAAAGAGATCAAATTCATTAATCGAATCTTTCAGTAAAAAGACAGATTCTGAAAAACTTGAAACTCGTAAAAAACGTGAATCTACTAATTTAGCGAAAGGCGGGCATGTTTCGAATCTTCATTCAGTTGAAGGAAAACAAAAAGTCAAAGAAACTTTCATTTCTAAATATGGATATGAAAACCCAAATACAAATTCATCAATTAAGGCAAAAATTTCAGCTGCAAATAAATTAACCTCAAATCATGCTTTAGTTGTACGTAAGAGCACCTGTTTAGAAAGATATGGTGTTGATAATGTTATGAAAACTCAAGAGGTTAAAGATAAAATAAAAGAGACTTGCTTTTCTAAATACGGCTCACAAAGCCACATGCAAAATGACAAGTTCTTAGAAAAATTTTTTAATGAATATCACAAAAGGTACAAATCTAAAGACTATGTATTACCTAGCGGAAAAACAGTTAAATTACTAGGATATGAACCTCACGTATTGGACTATTTATTGACTAAATTTAATGAGTCTGACATAATTATCGGGTATTCAGCATACCGAAAAATAAAATGTAACTACATTCAAACTGGAAAAACCCATCGATATATACCAGATTTCTATATTGAGTCAAAAAATTTAGTAATCGAAGTTAAATCAAACTATACGTACAATTTCGCTGATCCAAATAAGAGAAAGTCAGTACAAGAAAAAGGAATCAACTTTGTTTATGCAGTAGTTGATATAAAGAAAAAGAAAATATCATTTAATCGTTATGAATAAAATTAAAATTAAATCAGTAAAAGTCATTGAAAATTCTGAAAAAGTGTATGACATACAAGTAAAAGATGTGCATCACTACATCCTATCAAACAGGGTAGTTTCGCATAACTCAATGGATCAGTACACACCAAAGGGCATGTCCGGTGGTGGAGGTCCTGAATTCTCCGCATCAATCATTTTAATGTTGAGCAAGGGAACTCTTCGAGATGAAAGTAAGACGACTACTGGTATAATTGTAAGATCAAAAACGAAAAAGAACAGATTAGCCAAACCCATTGATATTGAGTTTCACATATCGTTTCATAAGGGTATGAATCCTTACGTCGGGCTGGAACAATTTGTTAATTGGGAAAATTGCGGAATAGTTAGGGGTTCAAAATTAACCGAAAAGGAATTCAATAAGCTTAAACCTGAGGATCAGGCCAAATGTCATACGTTTGAAGTGAATGGGGAAACTTTCTACGTTAAACCGAGCATTCAAGCTAAGAACTTCATCGTTAGAGGAACCGGTGCGGAAGTCCCAGTAAGAGAATTTTTCTCAGCCAAGCTATTCACCGATGCAGTGCTAAAAGAATTGGACGAAAAGATAATTCAGCCAACCTTCAAATTCCCGGAAGGTCAAGAGGGCATAAATGTCATGGAAACTGATGAACTTGAGAACTTAACTGATACCTCAGACAATGATCTTTAAGCCGACTGACCATCTTCCTCTTAAGTACTTACTTGATATTCAGGCAAACCTACCGAGCTATCCAACTTCACAGGACTTTCTATTTGACGTCATCTCTTACCTAGTACGAGTTGCCGAATCAAAATCCAAAGAATGGGACTCTGACTTAATTAAATTTTCCACTAAAACCTTAAAATACGTATTCGGTGAAAAACTTACACCCGAATTCTTAGATAAGCTAAAACTTATCATGCGTGACTTAATACAAGATGGCACGTTAGTAAAAAATGGAGAATACTTAATAATTAATCAATCCGCATTTAACCGCTTTTACACGATATTACAACCTGACTAAACTATGATGATAGACTTTAAGGAGAACATTGAGCTCCTAGAAAAAATAATATTCAATTTTGTTTTAACCGAAGACGATAATGAGGTAATAATAAAACCTAAAAACTACGATTCTTTGGATAAACGAGAAGTTATTCCATTAATTAAAGCGACCTATTTTAACGATGATACATTACAACGCCTTTATAGAATAGCCAAGAAATTTTTTCTTGAGTATTCTAAAGTCCCAACCCGAAACGAACTTAGAGAATTAGCGAACCTTTCTAACTTAGACATTTCCGAATCTAAATTTAACTCAGTATTCGCCGTCGACCTAAGTAGCTATAACTATGACTTTTTATTTAAGTACACCAAGTCCTTTGTATTTTACAAGAACCTAAATGCTTCGGTGATAGATGTTCTTTCTTACTTAAAAACGACCGACATTAACCCCGAAAACGTTGAACTAATCACAAACGAAGTAAGATCAAAATTCAACGAAAAGCTAAACGTATCATTTACAAATGCAGAATCAGGTCTAAACTTTTTCAATCCGGTCGATCACGTCCAGCTATCAAAGATTGGAAATCCGACCGGCTTTAAATTCTTTGATAAAACGTTAGGCGGTGGTTGGAATCCAAAAACTCTAGTTGTATTTCAAGGTAGACCAAAGGTCGGAAAATCAATGGTCCTATCAAATATTGCAGGTCGAGCATTCATGTCAGGCTGTAACGTTGGAATAGCCACCCTTGAGCTATCGGATCGTAAGTACATGAAAAGATTGGGCTCAATGATACTAAACATCCCATTTAATGAATACGATTCAATGTTAGATTCATCTCAGGTATCCGAGGTTCAGGAGAAGATGACTAATTTACAAAAGACCATTCCTAACCTTGGTGAGCTTGTTGTCAAAGAATTTCCAACTGGTACAGCTTCAGCAATTGACGTAGAAAATTACTTTCTAAAGGTTCAACAGAACACAGGTAAGAAATTTAAGATAATCGTCGTTGACTACATTAACTTAATGAGACCAATGCGAGAGCAGGGTAACGTGTATGAAAAGATTAAAGTCATTTCCGAGGAGCTTAGGGCGATCGCCATCAGAAATGAATGGTGCGTCATTACCGCTACTCAAATTAAGAGAGATGCGGTTGATGACCAAGACTTAAGCATGTCAGATATCGCAGAATCTTTCGGACTAGTACACACAGTTGACTCACTATTCGGACTGATTAGGGGACCCATGGAAAAGAGAATGAAAATTAAGCTTATCGCCAATCGTGATGGAGGTTATACCGAAAGCTTTAAGATGTACCGTATGAGCTACGAATTTGCTAAATTAACCGAGGAAAATGATCCAGCTTCTGAATTCTATTCTGATGATGATGATACTAAGTCTCTTGAGAGTCAAATGAGAACTCAGTACCAAACGGTTTACACAACGACTCTACCTCCAAATTTAATTCCAATGGCAGAGGCTTTGGCTAAAACTCATACCATGAATACGTCAAGCAATTATGATGACATACTTGCTGACATAAAATAATAAACAAACACCAGTGATTACTGACGACAACCACCACGAATTTGACGAATTTAGCAATGTACATGAGTCAATTGACGATATTGAATACGATGATTCGTATGATGAATTAGAAGAAGACTCCGATTACGACGATGTTGAACTCGAAAGGCGCAGAGTGGCCTATTCTGATCTAAAGAAGTCAGATAAGATATTCAATAACACCTATAACTTAGGTCTTGAAAATCATGACGAGGATGAATATTCTCAGCTAAACTCAAAATCTGAGATTAAAATAGATAGCGGTTCTCCTGACTATCACATGTACGATCCCGAGAGATATTCGGATCATGTTGATCTCTCGATCATACATCGAGACATTGACATTTACGTTAAAGGTAATCAACGCGTGAACGAATTACTGGGAGATGAACCTGAAAGAAAAAAATTCACAAGGTCCGAAATAAATGAACTTTTTGAAATTTTAATAAACGGCCTAACCAAAGGTCCACAGACGAACGTTTTTATCAATTCAATTCACGTATTGGATGCAATTTCCGCTTTACTTAGCGTTGAGTATAAAAAGCTTTTTGACACTCTAACCTACGAAAACAAAGAAATCCTGCTAATAGAATTAAATGCAAAATACGGATTTTTAGACAGTACCGGTAGAAACCATAAGATATTTTAATGCAACTTAATAACATTAGAAAAATAACGTTGATAGGCGATCTCCATCTAGGAATCAAGAATAACTCAATGGAATGGCTTCAGATACAAAAAAGCTTTTTACTTGATTTTTTGATTAGTAAGGTTGATGAAGATTTCAATCAAGCTCAGGATATTCTTTTGTTTGAGGGAGACATCTTTCATTCTCGTGAATCAATTAACGTTAGAGTTCACGATGAGGCTCTAACCATCTTTAAAACTCTTGCTGAAAAATTCAAGCGTGGAATCTACATCATAATTGGAAACCATGACGTGTATTACAAAGATCGAAACGTGGTTCACTCATTAAAGGCAATATCTCACCTGTCCGATAACATTCACGTGTTTGAAAATCCTAAAACTTTAAGCATAAACGGATCTCATAATTTTTTAATGTTACCTTGGGTTGAAGATACGTCAAAGATCTCCGGCATAATATCCGATAATAAGGATTTTTGTGATTACGTAATTTGTCACACCGACGTTAAGGGAGTTAAGTACAATCGTTGGACCAAAGTCGATCATGGAGTTGAAGTTTCCGACCTAGAATCGTATAAGCGAGTTTATTCCGGTCACATTCATCATCGTCAAGAGTTTAAAAATGTTCTCTACACTGGGACTCCTTACCAAATGGACAGGGGAGATCGCGGAAATACTAAGGGTTTCTATCAGTTGGACGTTTCTAGTTCAAAGATAATTGAAACCTTCATTGAGAACACTCAATCGCCAGTTTACAAGAAATTCGATGTGTATGATCTACTAGAGAAACCTATGTCTGATATAATCGATGAATTCAATAATTCATTCGTTGACATTATGATAAGCGTTAGCTTAGTTAATAAATTCTCGGTGAATAGATTCTTGGAATTGATTTCTAAGTCGACTCACAGAAAGATTGAATTTTTTACCTATGCTAATGATGATTCAAAGTCAGATTCAACGAGTGTTGAATTTAATCCTGAGGACCAATTTAACGTAATTGACATTTTTAAAAGTTACATTAAATCCAAGGAATACTCTCAGACGTTTAAACAATCTCTCGCTAAAAAATTCGTTGAGATTCATAATACTGTAAAATTACAAGACCTAAATGATTAATCCTGCAATACTACAAACACTAATCGTTAATAAAACACCGGACGGTGAGTTCGGAGTCTTTACCAATGCGCAAATACACAAACATACGACGGTTGAAATTTGTGCCTGGCTACCTATCACCAAAAAAGTCCAAATCTTACTTAAATCAAACGGCTCAAGTTTAGCCAACGCTATATTTGAAAATCCTGACGGAATGGACAGGGAAAGAGCTTTCATTGAAAAGCTGGCTGACATGGAATTACAGAAGAGATTGGACGCAGGGCTGATTAGCCAAAGTCAATTTACCGATCTTATACTCAGTTCATTTGACCCAACTAAATTACTTCACGTAGAGTCTCATGCTCTACTTTTAGGGTTCGGTTCAATTTATCGAAGATCACAAGTATCCCCTAACCTTAATTGGGAATATGATAGTTCCTCTAAACTATACAAATTCTTTGCAGTACAAGATATTCAAGCGGGTCAAGAACTCACGTATTTTACCAACTAATGAAGATTCACGAATTCTCATTTCGAAATATTTGCTCTTACGGCAATAAATTACAGACCTTTAAGTTTACGGATGATCCAAAGCTAATTCTTGTTCAAGGTAAGAACGGAAGCGGCAAATCCTCAATTTCCGACGCGCTGACCGTTTCGATTTACGGAAAGTCAGCGACTCGTAAGATCAAGGAAATTCCCAACCGGATCAACAAGAACGCTTACACTCACATCAAATTAACAACTTACGGCGGTAGGGAGGTCGAAATTGAACGTGGAATAGAACCTAATTTTTCAAGGGTAACGATCGACGGTGCCGATTACAATTTACCGGATAAGCGAAGGGTCGATGATTTCATTGAGGAAGAGTTAACCAAAATTCCATTCAATGTTTTCTCAAACACAATAAGCCTATCAGTTAATGATTTTAAAAGTTTCGTTAAATTAAGTCCGGCTGACAAGCGTCAAATCATCGATAAGATATTTGGACTTGACATTGTGAATGACATGTCAAAGGTTTCAAAGGAGGAGACAAAGAAGATTAAGGGCGAAATAACTCCGCTTGAAACTTCAATCCAAAGTAATCAACGACTTTTAGAATCTTCGGTTAATCAGCTGGAGTCACTAAAGACTGAGATAGAAGCGACCAATACTGCAAAGCTTGAGGAGTTAACTAATCAAATCACTGAATTATCTGAACAGAAAGAGACTCACCGATTGAAAGCTGGCGAATTTACAACACAGATCAATGAAATACAGAAAATCATTAGACAGCAACGTGAATCAATAGGCACGATAAGATTAAACGTTTCTGAAATACAGAAAAAGTTGGACATTTACAGCAAAAACAAGTGTCCACATTGTTTATCTGATCTTACTGATGAACTTCACAGTCAAATTAAAGACAAGTTATTGGCTAAGAAGTCCGAGCAAGAATCTCTTGCACCAAGCATTACTGAAAAGATTTCAGAGTTTGAATCTCAATTATCTGAGGTTCAAAACACTCAAACTTCAATCAAGAACCAGTTCTATCAAGTAGATGCTCAAATAACCTCCATTAAGCGTGAGCTATCTGAACTATCTAAACAGACATCAAATACTTCCGATAAGCATTTATCAGAAGTAATTAAAAGAATCAGAACTGAGATTCAAGACAGATCAGTTGAATTAACTGAGTGTCAAGAACGACTTAAGATCTCCCAAGAAATGGAACAAATACTCTCTGACAACGGCATGAAAAAGATGCTAATGAGTCAAATAATTCCATTGCTTAACAAGAAAATTCTTAAAACGGCTAAGGTTCTGGAGTTTAAATTTGCATTTGAGTTTGACTTGGAGTTCAATCCAATAATCACCCATTTGGGAATGCAAATTTCTCCGGATTCACTATCCGCTGGAGAACAAAAGAAGATGAACTTAATCGTTTTATTGTGCATTCTTGAGCTTATTAAGCTTAAGCATAATAAGGTGAACGTGCTATTTCTAGATGAGATTTTTTCATCGTTAGACGTTGACTCAATATTTAGAGTAGTTGATCTACTTAAAACTTTCTCCAAGAAGTACAATATGACAGTATTCGTCATTTCTCACGATCCTCTTCCTGAGGAATACTTCGACACCAAAATTCTGGTGGAGAATTTTGACCATTTTTCGGATTTAACGATCATTTAGGTAACCTTTTTTGATTTTAGTAGTAAAAGATAGAAAATCTTTACTCAACTATGATCACCTTCAAAGCTAATTCATTTGCTGAATGTTATTCTGACTCACTTAAGTCACTTTTAGAAAATGGCTTAGTTAATAACGCTAGGGGTACCACAAGTAAAGAATTACTGGACGTTGCCCTAGTCATTGAGGATCCGACTAAATGCCTATATTCTAATCAGGTCAGAGGTTCACAATTAAAGTACATAGCTGCTGAATTTCTTTGGTATTATTCTGGCCGAAATGACGTAGAGTTCATTTCAAAATGGGCAAAGTTCTGGGAAACGATTCAGAATCCTGACGGTACAGCTAATTCGGCTTACGGTAACTTAATATTCACCGAGACTAACGAGCATGGGTTTTCTCAGTATCAATGGGCAATACAGAGTCTAATCAATGACGCTAATACTCGTCAAGCAATACTTCATTTTAATAAACCTAAACACCAGAATTCTTCTAATAAGGATTTCGTTTGTACTATGTACGCGAACCTACACATTAGACGAAATAAGCTCTACATGAGCGTTTTCATGAGAAGCAATGATGTTATTTTGGGAACTCCGACCGACGTAGCATTTTTTTGTTCCTTACAAATGCAAATTCATTCTCATCTTAAAGAATTTTATCCGGATCTGGAACTAGGTTCGTATACACACGTTGCTAATTCCTATCATGTGTACGACCGACATTACGATCTAGTTAACAGAATGTTAGACTCTGAATTTAACCCTGAAAGTCTTCCACCGATAATTTCAGATCTAATTGAAATTGATGGAACTCAATCCAATGACTTCAAATCAGTTTTTGATTCAATTAACTCGCCGAGCGACGACATCTTGATATTTCAGGACAGTTTTGATCTTTTAAAATGGATCTTTCTAAATCTATCCAACATTAACCCCGAATAACTAATCATGATGATTGATAAACAACATAAATTCGACATAGCTTACATTAAGATGGCTCAAGTTTGGTCAGAGTTGTCTTATGCAACTCGCAAAAAGGTCGGAGCTCTAATCGTCAAAAACAACACAATCATTGCCGACGGATTCAATGGAACTCCTACCGGTTTTGAAAATGAATGTGAAATTGCAATAAACCACGAGGACGGGTCCTTTATTGAATACCAAACTAAGTGGTACGTTCTACATGCTGAATCTAATGCCCTAGCTAAAGTTGCTAAATCGACCCAAAGCTCAGATGGTGCAACACTATACATCACATACTCTCCATGTCGAGAGTGCAGTAAATTGATCCTACAAGCCGGAATCAAACGAGTCGTCTATCTAGAAGAGTATCGAGATATTTCAGGTCTTGACTTTTTAAGAAGGGCTGGTGTCGATGTAAAAAAAATAGACAGTCAATCAATATGATAGATTCAACAGATCGCCGACTTGAAATAGTCTTTGTTAGAGATCAGCGACAATTTATTCAAGTTTTTAACAAAAAACAAAAATGCGATTATTTACTTAACGTGAATAAAATAATTAGGGAAAAATTTGAGCAAGAGATCATTGTCCCCAATAAGATTCAGTCCTTTTTAATTAATTATGAAATTAAAAAACTAATTGACAAAGCGGTAAACGTTAGGAATCGAAAGTACAATCGAATAATTTACGTAAATTCAGGATTAAGCGTTAGTAGCATAAACAATGCAATAAAATTCTTAACTCTTGCGTATGATGAGATAACGTTTGTCCCGAAGCTAATTGATACCGACTCTGATTTTAATGAACTTGCCGGAGTTGAAATCATAAAAAAAGGGCTTTAGAGCCCTTTTTTATTAGATATTAGTTTAATTATGCTCGATTTATCTTAACTTGTCCAGAATAAACTTGAGAATCTTCAGGTTTATTAACATCGTCTATTAGTACAATATCAAATTCACCAGCTTTATCCTTTCTAGTCGAGATCATTACTGCAGAATCTTTTTTTGAATTCGAAGTCATTGGCTCAATTACCTTAAAATTTCTAACCTCCTTGCTATCTTCGCTTGGTTCTCCCAATGCGGTAAATTCAAAGGACTTTCCGTCAGCAGTCGTGACTGAGATTTTGTAATTGTTGTTAGTTGGCTCAGCCGGTTTAATCGTTGTAGTTTCGACGGACTTCTGATCAATGTCTCCTGTTCCAGGCATTGCTACTGCATCCTCCTCAGATAACCATTGTTCGTATAGTTTAATCGCTCTCATTAAGATGATTATTCTTCGTCCTCAGGATTTTCAGATTCTTCAGAATCTTCTTCTTCTTCCTCAGCTGGAGCTTCGCTCATTCTCTTAACTGCTGTACATAGCAGTTCAGCAACTTCTTCTCTATCAATTTCCATCTTTTCTGCTATGTCAGATATAAGATCTTCGATTTCTTCTCCGAACTCATCCATTAAGTTTTCAAGTTGTTCTGCATCAACCTCAACGTCTTCCGGCGATCCTTCCATGGGCTCATCCGTTAATGGTTCATCGGTTTCAGCTTCAGCGAACATGTTGAATCCTTCACTCTCGTTTAGAAATTCTTCGAAAGTTCTGATTCTTGCGGCTTCTTCAACAGCGTCAACTGTTGCAATTGTTGGTTTTGCGTACATTGGATCAAATGGTTTTTTCTTTGACGTTCTTGAAATGAGGTCACGAGTTACCGCTTTCCAAGTTGGGTCGTAATTATGATTGAACTTTCCACCTTCAAAGTCAGCATTTCTGTCAACTACTCGTTGGTATGGTTCTAGTGATTTTCTTTTTGATTTATCGAAAGGTTCAGCTGAATTAGGTCCGCCGAATCCAGGTTTCTTTAGGTCAGAATACTTATCCATTGAAGGATTGTCCCTGCGTTTTATGTTAAACATGTCCATGATTTAGGATTTAATTATTTTATTGACCGATTCGAGTCTCTGTGTAAGAATCTGCAGAGAACTGAACCGAAAGTTTAAGTATAGTTTCGTTAGTGTAATCCAATTCTGTCTCGGTCATTTTCTCAGGACCTATGAAGACTGGTGAGAACACAAAATCTCTAAAGATTGCACCTGCTCGGTTGAATTGAGTTACTTGAATTGAAGCTGGGTTGTTTGCCGGTCCAGCGTACGCTGACTTTAAACCTTGTCTACCGGTTAACGGGTTATAAATTAAATCAGCCCATGCTCTTAGTGCATTGTAGATGTAGTTATCGTTATTGTCGTTTAAGTTAACCTCAAAGTCAATCTTGAACTGGTGATATGTTTGAGCAGGCTTAGCTGGAGCGTATATCCTGTCAGAGAATTTATAGTGTTGAACAATTACTCCTGAACCTGAACCTGCGTATTCCGGAAGCTTATCCACCTTCAATACGTGTTCCAACATTAGATTGTTTCCAAATCCGATTTTTCCTGCTACTGCCGGCGGTGGTGTGATGATGACTTCAAACTGATTTAAGTAAATCGGTTCGTATCTTCCTGGACCTGCAGTTGAATTTTTAAAATGTGGTAGACCTGCCATCGTATGTCTTAGTTTTTAGTTATTTATTAGTGATGGTCTCACTTTGTTTACTTGTTTTACGAGTCCTTAAACCTGACTCCCTTGCCGCAATCTCTGCCTCCAGTTTATTCTGAAGAGCTTTAATTTCAGGGGTCGTTTTATTGCCTAGCGTAATTCCAGTAGCCTTAATAACATCGGCAAAATCAATCTCAGGTTTCTCCTTTGAATAGACCGAATTTTGATCTGGCGTAAAGCTTAGTTCAACCGAAGGTAATACCTGCACAAGTAAATTTCCTCCCAACCTGCCGCTAGCTTCGTCCGACTTAACATTAAAGTCTTCGAACTTAAACTTATGGGAAACTCCGTTAACGATTGCCTCTGCCCAAATCAGTTTGGTGTTATCAACACTTTCTCCGGAGATTACCTTAGTTAGGTTCTGTGAAACTTTATAAAGAAAGCTAATTCCGGATGAGTACGAGCCCTTTTCTAATTGACCGTCAATGAACCTCAGCTTTTCTCCGTGCACTATTACTGTGTATTCGAAATTACCCTTGGGTGATTCTTGATTAGGCGCTTGAGTTGTAGTGCTAGTCACTTCCTCGGTTCCTTCTGGTCCACTCAATAGCTTTGGACTATTATCTATATTAGCTTTAGGTTTAGCGTCACGAATCACATCTACTTCACCTCCTCTAGCTGGAAAAGCGATTAACGACCGACCTATGTCCGAGCCTTTGACAAGCTCTCTCTTACCGGTGTTCTGTAATGCTCTTGACGGCTGATCGCCTGATGCTAATTGTTTTGGCTGATCCGGTCCAGGTGGCAATGCTGCCTCCTTTAGGATTCCTAGCTTAGCGTCAATTATCGAATTAATCTCCATTAGTAGACCGTTTAACTGTTCCCCGGAGGTGTACTTAACGTACTTCGGAGAAGCATAGGCCGAGGTGTAAATTAGGTCAGGGTAAACATCAGTCTCATAGATTTCGATTAATTGATCGTTTTGATTCCATTTCGGCTGTTTACCCCTGCCTAAACTCTTCCAAGTTATCTTGAATCCTATTATTGATTCAGCTATTACGCCCTGTACTGCCAATTATTATCCTATTTCTTTTTCACCCTGGAATTCCTTTCCACGATTTGATTTTTTCTTGCTAGGATCGACAGGCTTGTAGTTGGCCCAGATCTCGTTATACACTCTGCAAGAAGCTCCCATGAAGTTAACTATTCCGACGTATTTTTTACGGTCATCGCCCTTCATTTTTGAAATTTTCTTACCTATTGTACGAGCATCGTCCAGGTCCAATTCTTCATCGTCCGACTTTCCGACCAAATCCTTTATTGAGCTTTCGTTGGTGACGAAGTCCTTAAAAGATCTAATCCTGCTATTATTTTGATCCATTAGTTAGAGTTTAATTATTTCCTTGGCAATTTAGCCATCTTAGAGTCAACTTGCCTGTTGGAAGTTTTACCCTTAATTAGGATATTAGCCATCTTAGGGTCAACTTGCTTATTGGAAGCAGTTCCCCTACCCTTAGGTAAATCAGCAGTATTTGTCTTTACCGACTTTGTGATGCTCGAGCCCTTTCCTTTTGGAAGCTGTGCCATTTCAGGCTTTACTGATTTAGCGATGTTTTTACCTTTACCTTTAGGTAGCTCAGACACTTTATTATCAACCTGTTTGGTGATTTTTGAACCTTTAGCCGGAGCTCCTTTTGAAAGTTCTTGGTCGATTGATTTCTTTTCTAAAAGAAATTCTTGGTAGCTTAATACTGACTTAATCATTCTGTTTTATTTTTTTGTTGCGTTATGCTTTATCTATGAATGTTATTTATTTAAGCACACGTCGTTAAAATATGAGGCGATTTATAAATTATCGGCTGACCATTCAAATTTCCAATTACCGCATTCAAATGTTCGGTATAGACCCCTTTCGTGCATTATCTGAAGTTCAGTTTTAGTTGGGTCCTCGCCCTGTAGAACAAGCTTGTGTTTCATGAAGTTATTCCTGGGCATCCTGATTCCGTTGACCACCCACGAATACGAATTTGATCTACCCAATAGCTTAAATCCAAGTTTATGATACACGGTACAGGTTGGATCCGGTGAAATGTCTACGTCGCAAAAGCTTATCACCCGGGCAGGTCCTATTTCTCGTACGAATCTTGAGAATAACTTTGAGGCTCCTCCTATTACTGACGTGTTCAACTTTGTGCAAAGTCGTTCAAGCTCCCAAATTTCGGACTTTCTGACGAATGTCATGACCTCAACTAATTCTGACTCGTAGAACAGGCCGTATGCAATCGTACATCTCTTTCCTCCCTTTAAATGATTTTCCTCGCAAAAATCCTTTGCCTTTTTCGAATCCATTCTATCGATGGTGCATTTTCTTGCGAATATTCTCGATTTGGACATCCCCACAAAGTTATTAATCATGCTCTCAACTATCGGTCTTTTGGTTGACCAGTCATCTTCCCAGACATGATGTAGTTTTATTCCATGTGAATGAGCTAGCATCGTTTTATTAATGTGGTATTGAGAAGGTTTTTCCATTTCACTATGCCAGTAAGTTCCGTTAAATTCAATCGCAATCATTTCTTTCGGTAAAAAAATGTCCAATTCTGTTCCCTTTAAAACGTATTTTCTATTTAATAGAACGTTAGGGCCGTATACTGATATGACGTAATCAGCTAAACTTTTTTCAGCCTTTGAGAATCTTCTGTTTGATATGTCTGACTTATTACAGAAAGGGCAAGGATCAGCGCCTCTTCTTAGCTTAACGTTAACGCATGAATTTGCAAGCACGAACGAGTTACTGCATTTATTGCACAGTAATGAATAGTACTGAGTTGTAGTATCGTGATCAACTAATTCAATCTGGTAGGACTTTAACTTGGCTGAGGCAGCGATTGCTAGCTTGATCTTATTTGATTTTCCAACCTTACTTGAAATTTCTGGGCTTTTAGCAGCATTTTCAAAACCGTACCTACTTAAATTAGTATCTTTGGTTTTTTTAATACCAAGCATGTTTAACGTTCCCTGAGAATCAATCGTTGACTGCTGTTGTTTTTTTAATATATCATAATTCTGTAAAGCATGTTTAGCTCCATACCTCTCAACCATGGTCTTTTCCATAGATTCTCTCGGTTTTCCGGACCAATTGTGCTCAGAACCGTATCGTTCCATCATGGTTTTTCGGTAATTATCCCTAGTTGATTTCAGCTTGGTTGGATGATCAACTCCGTGCTTAAGCATGGTGCTTTCCCTTAAAGTTAGTAGGCGATTACTATCAATGCATGATTTATCCCCACATGTCTCTAAGTAGCCTTTAGAATATGTATTGAATTTTCTAAGTTTACCGCATTCGCATCTAACTCCATTTTCTGAGTTGACGATGGACCATAATATCTGCTGTGGATTGTCAGGTACTTGAAACTTATTGATTAAAAAATCTTTAAACTCTTTGTCCTTTCTTAATATGGTCAATTCGCTTTGAATTCTAACGTTTGCCATTTTTTTCTCTAATAGTTTCTCCCTGAGTGAATCTAGTTTTTCTTGATTAGTTAGAGGTTCCATGTATCCAATGATTAGGTATTTGTAATCTATTTATACAAGACAGGTCAGACATAGGTTCATAAAAAAAGCAGGCATTTCTGCCTGCTTTTACTTATTACTAATATAGTATATTAATCTTAGTAAGATGATGCTGGTCTAGTTGATCCAGTTAATACACCTAAACCGTTTACAGTTAAAGTGATGTATTGAGTTTCTGGGTGCCATCCTGCTTCTGTGATTGCATAACGTGATTTCATACCAATTTTTGGAGAGAATGTACCTTCTGCAATTGTTTGAAGAGATTCAGCCATAATATACGGCATGAATTTAACACCTGGTTCTTCATCTGCACCTTTACGGCCGATGTGGATTCTGTTATCTCCGAATTTTAAGTTTGGATCCACATACACAGTTAAACCGTGTACTTTACCTGCTGGATATAATTGTCCTGCAGTTGATGGAAGATCATTATTAAACGGAGAGAATGTGTAACCTGCTACGTCAGCAAGAGCTGAAGCAACACGACCGTTAGTTACGATGTAAGTACCGGCTCCGAAACGACCTCTGTGATAAATCAAGTTAGCCATTTCAAGAATTTTAGTTACAACTCGACGTTGTAGAGTTGAGATGTTCTCAAAACCAGTTGAACCTACTGTAAGGTCTAAGTTAGTAATGTCAGAACCTTCAACTCCTGCGATTTCAGTGTTATGAGCTGTTCCTAATTGGAATACTCTGTCTACTAATTTCTTGTTGATCGATTGAGCAAGTTCGTTAACCGCTACGTTTTCTAACATTGAGATTACGTCGAAGTTCCAAACTCTGTTAAGATCTTGGATTTGCTCAACTGTTGCAGAGATAGCAACTTGGTCTCCTTTTGCTTCGATGAACTTGGTGAACATACGAAGACCCATTTGACGGAATTTTGAAGTTTCTGCAACTGCTCTGGTCATTCCATCCATTTGACTTCCGTTAGCTCCTAAGTAAGGACCGTTAAAGTCAGTAGTTGAGTAATCAGCATCTGATACTGAAGTGAAACCTGAAATGTGGTTTTCTAAAGCAGATACTAATTCAACTTTGTTATCAGCTGTACGGAAAGTTACTACCGAAGTACCTGAAACGTCAGTGTTATTAGCTGGTTGAATATCAACGTCTGCTGCGAAGTAATCAGCAAGAGTACCGCTATCATGAGATAAGATAACCTTGAAGATTGGAGTTCCGTCAACACGTGATTTACCAACGTATTGCATAACTAAGTCAGTGTTGGCTTCGTTTACACCGTAGTTGTTACCTTCGGTGAACGGTAGAGTAGCTGAGCTAAACTTAGCACCATTTGCGACACCGTTTACTGTAGAACCAGCAGCGTTTTCTAACAAACCTGTGATCTTGATTAAATACGGTTCGTATTGTTTGTCAATGTTACCACCTTGGTACACGTAATCCAAGTAAGGTAAGAAACCTACTGGAGAATCCATAGGAACTACACCAACTAGGTCGAAACCAATAGTTTTAGCAGCCACTTGGATTGCTACAGGTAAAAGGCTTGGGAATTTATCACCAGAACCTGATACTGAAGCACCGTATCCGTTTTTAATACCTGCTGTGAACGGAGTCATTGAGCTAGTAGGAGAAGTGATTGCTCCCATTGCGCTAATAGAACCCGGTTGTTGTAAGAATAAACCTGGAGCTACACCAGTGTTTGATTCATTGATTGCACCTGCGTTATCGAAGATTGCATGGTTGTGAGCTAAGTCAACAATCCAAGGGCGAGCTGTTACGTTTGCGCCGTATCCTTCTAAAACTGGGGTCCAAGTTTCTCTGATTGAAACATCGTTCAATCTTTTGAAAATTTTAGTTGCCATTTTGTTTTAAAAATGTTTTTTTAGTTTTGTGCTCTTCTTTTGAGCATTTCAAGGTAGTTATTAGAATATCCTCTAACTGCCTCATTTACTTTTTCTAACGAAACGTAACCTTCTTTACCTTGGTCTTCGTTGAGTATGTGATTATTTATATTTGCTGAAGTTGCAAGTCTTTCACGAATTCCTCTAAGATCTCTAGCATCCCAGAAAGCCTTAACTTGATATGGTGTGTTTAGCACTAAGTTTGAAGCTTGAGCACCTATCCAATTTCTTTCTGCAGCCGTCATGCTTTCGAATAGTTCTTTGTAGTTAGTTGGCATGAACTTAATGTAGGCTGGAGTGTTTTCCACCTGTTTGTTTAACACCGCTTCCATTAAGTTAACAACCTCATCTTCGGTGAAGTAGATGGCGCCCTTTAACGTTTCAACGATTGCAGTTTTAGTAGCTTGATCTAAGTTATAGAAAGCTTGTTTTCTATTTTCGTTTAGTAACTTTAAGAACGGATACTTATTCTCTAGGATCGATTTAGCTGAATTCGATTTAATATGAGTTAGGATGTTATCAACCGCGCTGGTGATATCGTCAACCGATGAACTTTCATCAACGTTAACTCCAAGACCCTCGTTTAATTTTTTAACCTCTCCAAGAAGGGTACGAGTTTTAGCTGATGCGCTAGGTAAGATCTTATCGTTTAACGATTCAGCTATGTATTCTGAGTATTTGATACCCCTTTCTAAGCTTTCTCCCAAGTAATTTGAGTACTTAATTGATGCTTCAAGATTCTCGGCTAAATAATTAGAGTACTTGATTCCGCTTTCCGCGCTTTCGGCTACGTATTCTGTGTACTGAATTCCCTTGTCCAACGATTCAGCTAAGTAATTAGCATAGGCTACAGTTTTTTCAACTCCTTCAGCGACGTATTCCGTGTAGTTGATGTTTTGGTTAAGTTTTTCTCCAATGTAGTCCGAGTAGGCAATGTTCTTTGCAACTTTTTCTCCAAGGTAGTCAGCGTAATCAATTGTATTGTTGACTTTCTCAGCAACGTGCTCAGTGTAACCAATTCCTTTATTTAGCATCGTTGACAAATAGTTAGAGTATTCAACCACTTGTTGAAGTTCTCCGGCTAAGTAGTTAACGTATTCGGTTAATTTGGAAACCAACGGAGATTCTCCCTCAGCTGATTCATTGATCTTGATTAGATCCTTATTGTTCTTTTGTATGCTTTCATGAAGAGTCGAAAATTTCTTTTTAACCAGTTCAGAATACCGGTTCATCTCTTCTTTTGTTACAAACTCATTAGCCATTTGTTGTGTATTATTTTGTTTAGGTGTTGTTTCAGAGTTATTTATTCTGTAGATCTTCACAGAATCCTCGAAATTAAAATTCTCAGATATGTCAACTAATTGATTCGTAATAGCTGTTGTTTTTAATGAATCTAATGATTCGAATAAGATGGAGAAGTTTTCTTGTAGGTTTTCGGACACCTGATTTAGCGTCGCTTGTTTAAAACCAGGTTCGTACACTAGGTCATACGTAAAGATTCTCTGTAGTTTAACCTTACCGCTTTCAGACACGTTACCTGCGGCTCTTGAAGAGATTGAGATGACACATCCAGCCTCAACCAGAGTTTTAGCGATCCTTCCGCATGGCGTGTCTAGCAGCCTAACCTTAATTTTAACGCTATTTGACGGTTCATCATAAATTAGCGTTTCAATTACGTGAGATACGTTAGCTAGGGAGACTTCGAATTTCTGAGGATGATCAAGTTCACCGAATAGTCTTCGCTGACTGATTTTTTCATTTAAGTATTGTAGATGGGGTAAGTACTCCTGTTTCTCATACACCCTATTGTTTTCGTTCATGATTCCGAAAACGGCTGCAGTACCTTCAAGGATAATATCATTATTTTCCTTGGTCACAGTTACCGCCTCATTAATGTGTTCAATTATAAAAACTGAATCCTTAGGTAGGGCAGGTGCATTTAGACTTACTATGGGTTTGTTCAACTTAGTCTGACTTTTTTGATTATTTATACGCGCTACCTATAGAACAAGGTGAACTGCGTTAACGTTATTTATTAACGCTAATCAATAAGTCTCTGAGGCTTGTAAGTTCTTCCTCAGTAAGTTGTGCCAGATCCGGCATTTTGACGTTTATTTTGAAAATTAAGCCTCCACGATTTCCGTATTCAGAAACCAGGCCCATTTCTGGGATTCTAATTCTAAGATCTGTTAATTTATTTGAACCTAACGATTTGATCCTAAATTTTTTACCCAGGTTGCTCTCTAGGATGATTTCCTTTCCGAATAATACATCATAAAGAGTTAATTCGGTCTCCTGAACAAGATCCGTGTGTTCTATTGAGAGTCCCAGCATGTCGATGTTAACGTTGACTATTAAATCTCCGCTAACTCGGCTAGTTGACTCGAGGCCAAATTGTAGACGCTGTTTAATTTCTTTTTTTGATCCGCCTCCCCTAACCTTCAATACGATCACATGCTGACCGTTTTTAAATGATATTGGATAAGTTCCAGTTAAGAGATTTATTGATAAGGATACAGATTTCCATTCATGTAGCGATTCTGATCCAACTGAGTTCATAATTACGTACTCAAGGTCAAAGGATTTACCTTCCATTAGTTCCTTAATCGTTGCCCATTTATCAACGGTCACGTTTAGGATCCTGGTGTCGAATTTATCGTACTTGGAAGAAAAATCAAAATCGGTAAATGACCCAAAGAAATCGCTATACTTTGAACTATTCGTTCGACTAGCGTCGTATGCCTTTCGTTTAGCTTCGTTACCTAAGGTTTCATAGGCTTCCGACACGATTTTAAACTTCTCCTCCGATTCCTTGCTATTATCATTCTTATCAGGGTGATGTTCGGCTGCAAGCTTTCGATACGCCTTGCGTATCTCATCCTGAGTAGCAGCATCAGTTATCCCTAAGTCAGCATAATAATTTTTCAAAATATGTGGATCTGTATTTTATTATAGTACTATAAAAGCTACTTCGCTTTCTATTAATGGCCGACTGACACAGTATCAGATAGTAGAGAATCTCTGAAGTTCAACACGATGTTCTGAGCTGCCCCTGGCGTCGAAGGTAGCTTAGCATCTATCATTGCAGCTAATGCGGTTAGCACCGAAAATAGCGTGTCTCCCATCACCGCGCTTTCGACAACGTTAGAAGACCCTATTCTGGTGTGTCCACCGTCAATGTGAACCGATTCAGCCGTCGTTTTAATTGAATTGGAAATGACGTTCACTTGGGACTGGCTCTGAACCGTTATTACGTTACCGTCCAATTCAATTGAAGATAGCCCGTCCTTGTGATAAATTTCAATCTTGGAATCCTGATTAACGTTAATGTACGAATCTTTCATTTCAAAGGTTAGTCCTCTACCCTTATTGAAATAGAGCTTAATCTTTTCATCGCCGTCGAATAGAATGATGTGAGCTCCCTCGTATTCGTAATCTGAGCTCTTTTTGAGCTCTTCCCTAATATCATCTCCTATCTCTTGAACCTGTCCGTATTCCGGAGAATACAGGTCCCCGTTATTAAAGATGACCTCGACAATAGCGTTCTTTTTTGGAATTGAAATTGACCCGGCCTTTGCGTCCTGGCCAAAGAATGCTGGCTTTTTAGTTTGAACGGCCCAAGGTATGTCATCTGTTGGCAAATTGTCAAATATGCTAAAGACCCTTACCTTACATCTACCTTCCCTTAACGGATCATTTACGTCAACTACTTCACCCAAGTACTTTGTGGTTAAGGTGTCCGAACCGCTATGGTCCTTTTTTATGTCATGATCGGCGTTGAACATTATTTGCTAATTTTAGTATCCAGGTTCAATACCTAGATTGTTAATTGTTGGATTAGGCTGCGGCTCTGAATAGGTGAGGTCACCCACGAGAGAATTTTTAGCCGGCCCAATCGGTGAATTTCTTCCGAGTATTACGTCAGTGCTTCCAACCTCAGTTACCCTATTATACACGTTACCGATTACTTTGTTTTCAATTGATGCCTGTAGGTCATTAACCAAAGTTCCCACAAGTCTACCCGGTAACCTAGCCGCGCTCTGTAAAAATCTTTGGGCTCTACCCTCAAGTGAGCTTAACGCTCCTGCGAATATTCCAAGTGAGTGATAGTCAGATTCGGTCGATTGTTCCGAAAACTCAGTCACCCAACCCACCTTAATCTTAAATGATGTCGAGAAAGGTTTATCCTCTGTGTAGGCTGTGAACTCAGAGCCTCCTCCGGAACCCGATAAAATGTCAGAAAAGTCAAATTCACACCGATGAAGTATGAATCTTAGCTGATGTAATCCATTTTCAAGTTCGCCTAAATCATCCCTAATGTCCCGAATTTCGTATAATGTGATTGCCATGCTAAACGTTCTCATGTTATCTGGTAGGTTATAGCAAAGCTTGTCAAAATCATAAATTGCCCTACGGTAGTATTCTGCGAATTTAAGTAAAGGTTGTTGGATTGAATCCAGACAGTTTATCGTAATTTCAGCTTTTTTATCTCCCTCCTTAACTCTGGTTGCTGCCTTCCACAAGCTATCAATTCCGTTGACCGATTGAAAGTACCATTGAGACTCCTGTAGAAGCTTGAGCTGCTGAGTAGCACCGGCCAAGTAAACAGCATTCTCTGAGGTCCAACTGCTACCGTATAGTCTCAACCATTCAATTGATGACATTTCCGGATTTGCATAGGGAGAAGCTGCTTCTCCGGTCAGAAATTCCTTGAACAAGTTATCAAAATAGAGGCCGTCTCCCATTGGGTGTTGAACCAGGCTCGTATCCTTTATGAAAAAATCCAGGTCGAAAGTTAGGAACACAGGGTCCTGTACGTCCGATACTGAGCTTTTAATGAACTGCTTATACTTCTTAGGTCCGTTTATTAATTGTGCCATGTTATGTTGGAAGTTCCATTTTTGGTTCTGGGATCCAGCTTCTACGACTTAACATCATCCTAGTTGTGAATCTTCCGGTCGGTTTTATGATTTCATAATGATACGTTATTTCCTTAACGTAATAGAATCCGCTCAGGTACTTGTCAAGAATCTCAGTAGCCATTCCTCCATCTTGATTTGAAGTTGTATCGTTTCTTTGAGAATTCGTCGAGCTCTTATCGTCCTGTGTTGTATCATCAATCATCTGCTTGTATCGAGTTGAATAGATTGCAACCGCTACCCTAGAGCCTCTAGCTATGTTATGATTGAAACCTGGAAGCTCGATCTGAAGCATGTTCTTTTCGGTTTCTAATCGATTATGAGTGTTTATTAACTTTGCGAATTTATAGTTCGGATGAGAATTACCGTAATCGGTTCCCATCCACTTAACCACGTCATTCTTAACGAAGTCATCAAGTAAAGGAGTTTGGTGAACGGATCCGCTCTCTGATCTGGCTGATGATATGGGTTCAACGAACCAATTTTTAACAGGATCAGTTTCTCCGTGTCTGTACATTATCACCCTTTTCCTAAAACCTTCCTCCTTTAAAATCTCCCCATTGTCGCTGATCATTGAGTGGTTTAGAATTCGACGATCCGATAGTTGACTCATCATTGATCCGTTTGATAAAACTAGGGGAACCTGTACATCGGGATTAACTAGGTCCTGGGAGTTTAAAGTTCTGCTGTTGTCAATAGCCTCAGTTGAATAGCTGCTATATCCCTCAGAGACATCCTTATCCTGATTAAACTGTCTTTCAACGTTCACGAAATTAAGTATGTAATATCGGTCTATGAAACAGTCAAAGAAAGAAGTTTCGTTTTTATACGAATGATCGGCGACCGATTTAATGAATGACTTATAGGTCAAGTTTGGATTTATCCAAGTCATTGAATCGTTTGTTATGTCCTCATTCGTCGCAAACCCCAATCCAAGCTCCTCAGCCACCTTTTTTAGAGTTTGGCCTGATGTTAGCTTGCTATAAGACTTAACGAAATTACCTCTTAGGTTGGGAACGTAAAGCTCACCAAAGAAATCGTATCGGGTTGATGTGTTATCCAGTGGAATCGGTATAACGCTTGTTATTAGAAAGGTTTGAGAAAATGATTTTAACTTTGAATGATTCGGTGCAACGTACACGGTCATTAACGGATTCGTTTTAGGAAATGTAACAGAAGTCATCGATCCAACCGGGTCAATTATGCTTAGATGAATCGTCGGAACCATTGAGTTTAAGTAAACGTTCATGCTAATTATGCTGGCCTCAGAAATTCTCACGTTTCCAATTTTAACCAATGGTGCAAGCTTTCCCAGCTGACTAGCGTAGCCGGTCACCTCCGGTGTTCTAAACTTTCTATCTGAACCTTTTGTTTCTAGATCAAGTAGATCAATTCTAGGTGGAGTTATCTTTGGGTCAAGGGTCTTTAGTATGAGATCAGACGCGGCCATTAGTTAATCAGCTTATTTTTAAGCAAGGCAGCCTGTAGCTTAGTTCTTGATATTGGATCCGGGCAATCATCCTTTTTAATTGAAGTCACGTCGGTTCCAAAAACAATACGGCCGTTTACTATCTTAACTGATTTATCTCTAGCCACATTGGTTGGAGCTATTTGAGTTGATGAAGTCGACTGCAAGTAATTTATTCGGGTTTCATCCTGTTTCGTCTTAGGGTTAATGGCTGCACTGCTCTTCTTTTTCCTAGTCGAGGTCTGCCAATTACCGCCCGATCCGTTAAGCTTCTCAGGGTTGCTAACCATTGAGAGTAGAACTCCATCATCCGGTATCTTGATGAGATCTCCAACGTTTAAAGAAAATGGATTAGAAATACCGTTGTATTTCAACAGTAAGCACAGTAATCCGCTAGTTTGATAGAATGCCTTCGACAAGAGATCGGCTCTCATTTCAATGCCGTCCTCAACCAAGTAACTCTTACCCTGTCCGATCTTAACTCCCTTAAACGAAACGCTTCGTCTAGTTAAATCAACCACAGTATCTCCGTTAATTTTTGTGAAGTCTCGTTTATTCTCGAATATCTTTAAATCAATCATTGTTAAAAGTTAGTTTTTACCGTAAGCTCTTTGGTAATAGAGCATTAGTAGAGTGCTGTCCACTGGCGAGTCTTTATTCACATTAACTCCCTTTGATACCGGTAAGTTATAGGCTTTTTCAACTCGACCTTGAAATTGATTGTACACCGCTTTACCAGCTTCAGTTAAGTTAGCGTAGTACTCCTGAATCTGCGTATCCGTATTCCCAGTTGTATCCGTGATAGTTGAGTACAACTTAGTATTTTCAGTTCCAAATGTATCGCTTGCACTAGATGGTCTAAGTAAACCTTTAGTTAATTTACCTTGGCCCATGTTCAGCATTCTTTCAATTGCGACCTTATCCCTAGGTTTCCCCTGTTGTAACTCAACAGTAAATGTGCAACCCGTCGGAAAATCATCCGGGCCAATTTCATCGTCCCATGCCATCCTAACACTCTTGCAGATAAGATCGCCCATTGCGAATATTGGATTCATTGGATTTCCGAACACGATGTGCCATTCTCCAACCGGCCTATCTGATAACGCTGACTTTATTGAAATTAGGTTCGGTATTGCTCCTCCTAGCTTGTCATTGCTCATTACGCCGGCCTTAAAAAACTGTACAACTTCCGACAGTGGATCTTGTTTTATTTTTTGACCGGCAACGTCCAATCCATGTTGGAAATCATTTAAGACTTTCAGTATTTGTTCAGAGCTTGAGCCAGTTGCAGTAGTTCCCCACTCAGTTAATATTTTTCCTAGTGCCTCGGTAACTGTCGGATCGAATTTTACTCCAGGCTTTGCAAAATACCGAGTTAATTGTCCCAAGAATTGAGCATCATTATATGTCAAGTTCATGAAATTTGAAATTAGGTCAAGAGCCACTATTTTTGGGCTTAGTCCGTTGAACGATCTAAACGAATAGCTAAAATTAATGGTGATTGTATTTTTCCAAGTAAGAGGCTGTATTCCTCTGGCCCTTCTAGTTGATTCATTGATTACGTTAACTGGGCCGTATACTCTGTTCCAGTAAGGGCCAGTTGTGTATAAGTCTCCTAAGTACTTCTGCAGCTTTGCTTCGTATCCTGAATTTTGTTGGGAGGCCTCATCAGTTCCACTAATTGAAGTGTAAGCTTTGTTCAGAGCGTTACTAACCTCAGGTCCTCCTGGAATGTTCTTAAGTAGACTAGTTAGCTCACTAAGAAGCACTTCATTACCTTCTATTCTCTGTTCCTCTACCACGACGTCCGTCCATGGCATGTCCCAGCTAAATATTTGAAAACTACTAAGAGTGTTCCCAGTGTCTCCTCCGAACCAGGTCACAGCTTGTGCGATTGGAATTGCATGACGATTTCCATTAACTTTATCGTTAAGTCTAAGGCTATCCCCTACTGGATAGGGGTATCTTCTTAAAGTAATTAATCGGTTATTTGGAATTTTACCGTAGTACTTACAAAAGTAAAAATCGGTTAAAGCATAGGGCTGAAATCCTATTCCGTTATACGGAGATTTCTCTGCTCCCCATTTGATCAATTTAGAGGCTGTTGGATTTGACAGCGCCGGAGAAACTTGAGTAAGTCGAGTAGGTTTACCTGCCGTTGAGCTTGCACCTGTTGACAATTTTTTTGCCTGTGCATTTGTTTGTTCTCTTTCTTCCTGTGCAATGATCTGTTCTCTTATTGCTTTTGCTTTAGCATCAAGTTCATCAGGCTCTGGATTTTTGGTTTGTTCGTATCCAATAAAATGTCCATCAACTCTATAGTCAGTTCCTACCTGAAACCTTGAGTAATTAAATACTGTGAATTTATTAAATATTGAGCTAACGTTATTCTGGATGTAAGAACCTGGATTGTCTTTTCCGTACTTAGTTAATTCACTAGCTAATTGAGAATTGCTAGCAACGGTCTTTCCAAACCCAGCCAACGATTCCATGTAATTAACGCCGGTGAAGAACTTTTCAACCGCTAGGTGATCTGCCATTATTTAATGATTCTTTTGGTTATTTATCGAACCTACCAAGAAAGGCGGACCTACGAACTTGAGCCAAGTCAATTTAGCCTACTAGGTCAGCCTTTTCCAATAGGGTGAGAGTGAACAGATCTGATCCCCAAACCTCAACTGACTTATTAACGATCGGTACCAGTTCCATGAAGTACGGTTCGGGCGAACCGCAACAAGCATTGCTCCAATTGTCAACTCTATATTCGTTTATGCTTGGGAGCACAACTCCCCTTGGCGACATTTTATGAATGTTTAGTCCGATGTTACCGATTAACTGTTCAGCAACATGATCGATTTGATTATCTCGGTCTCCATCGCTCCATACCTTTAAGGTTCCCTTTTGAGCAAAGAACTCTCCCTCAGCGAAATGATAACCATTTCCCCAGCCCTTTCCCTTAGGGATCCACTGATGAGATCTTATGTACTGATTAGGCACTAACACCTTGGTCCCGCCAGCTAGCGGCTGGGTCGCTGATCCGTGACCGTACAGGCCTGCTTTGGTTGTGCAAGCTATGTGTAAAACGGTTTCAGCTCCTCCGACTCTGTATGGAACGAATAAATCATCATCAAAATGATTCGTGAAAGTATCCGAATTACGGACGAATATTAAGTTTAGGTTGTAATCTCCGTTGTCGAAGAATTTGTATCCCTTGAGTTCAACGCTTGCTTTTAGTGATTGGTAAAGGTTCATTTTATTTAATTTTAATTTGTTAGTTGATTAATTTTCGCCAAGTTGTATTCCATACCTGAATTTCTTTGGATCTATTCCTCCGTTCATGTCGACTTCGATTTCATACGGTCTTAATGGTAGAGTTCCGTAGGTGATGTCGATTCTATCGGTGAATGGTCCAACGTCGATTATCTCAATATCTTCGATTACTGGTTCTCCAGAAGGTCCATCATATTCATATTCGAATGTCATGGTCATGCTCTTAATCATTAAGTCAATGTCACCGATTCCGTAATTATCGTACACTGGGCTAACTTCGTAGTGAATTATTAAGCTCCTTAATATTAGATAGTCAACACTAGTTTCTTCAATCAGCCCCATTCTCCTTAGTCTCTCAACGTTTGGGTCCTGGTCATTAATTATTTGACTAAGCAGCGTTGGCTCATCGACTGCATTAAGTTCACGAGAATCCAGTTCCATTCTGAAATTATGTTCCTGCAATGACTCATTAATTACGAATCCCTTAAATGTTGCCGCTCTTATCATCTTAGATTTTTGATTTTTTGCCAGTTGATTTTAAGGATTCCCATTGGTTAAAACGCACGATAACTCTTTCGCTAATTTGGTCGACAGATTCTCTTTCAATGTTGTCGTCGTACAGTCCAGGAATCACTCTTAAAGTTTGCCCGTTGATCTTAACTGGATGATCTAACTCAACCTCGAATCTATTGACCTGTGGCTGGTAGCTGTTTTGATAAATTTCGGTGATCGTCGCAGGCTGACCGTCTACTGCTTCTAATGTTTCATTTTGCATCTCTTCATCGCTGATTCGTAAAATGACCCTGTCTCCGATGTTAAATTCCATGAGCTGCTTTATGTATCTTTATTTTTAGGGTTCCTGTTCCTTTGATTAGCCTATGCCATTCATGTCTGGGAATTTCCGTAGTATTATTTAACGTTGACGGTAGAGCATTATCCAATTGTATCATCCAATCAGTCTCTTCAATTGATTCAATCACCCTGGTCTCGTCGTCCCTATGCCATTTTAACTCAATTGGATCAATGTCCTGAGAAAATTCTCGAATGACGTATCCATTTTCCATTTCTGAGTCCGAGTAAATCTGCATCACTTACTTGATCTGACCTTTTTAGCTAGGTCCTTGTCCGCCTTTCCCCAAGTTCCGCTGGACTTTGTGACGAACGAATTCACCCTTGCATGAGCCCAAGCCGTTTGGCTCTGTCCTGGCCTGTGTCCTGTTTTCCAGGCAGCCATTCCTCGATTGAACACCTGCTTTAGAATTCCAAATGGAATGTTGTACTTTTTAGCCTTTTTCCTTAATGACTCATCTGCTGAGCTTGACTCATTTAGCCTAGTCCAGTCAGCGAAGCTGTACACCTGATTCTCACTCATTTCAGAGTTCACCTGTTTGGTGTATGAACTTTTGACTTTAGAACCTTTGAACTTTCCATCTTTCCCCAAGTCACCTGGCATTGGTTTATAAGCATTGGGCTCAGAGTCACTCATTTTTGCTTGATGTTTCATTTGGCTCTGCTTTTTATCCTTTTGGTCTTTGCTTAGGCCTTTAAAATAGGGGCCTGATCTGCCGGTTACCTTTGCTTCTTTCATTCTAAAGCTTTTTATTTTTTACTTAATTTTCTTTTTACTGCAGCTCTGACCTTTTCCATTTTACTAGCGTAACTTGGATTTGAATTTCGGTTAAACACGATTTGCTGGTTTAAACTGCCTGTGATCTTTCGCATATCACCGCCTCTCGTTCTAATTAACCAATCAGCAAGAGCATTTATGCCAAGCTTTTTAAATTTGCCATGTGCGTCTGGTGAATTAGAATCATGCCAGTCAGGCGATCCTTCGGTCTTTTTCTTTTCAGAGACGTCGTATTGTTGGTAAGTCTTTAAGTACTTCATTTTACCAGAATCCTGGATAAGTTTTACCTCCCCATAGGTGAGCGTATCGATTTATTCTGCAGGCCCAATAGCCAGCGGTCAATTTATCGTTTTTAAGATGACACTGATGCCTTGCTGCAAAGCTTTTTCTTGCCTTTGGGTCGCTGACCTTTGCTGTGAGTCCGCCGTGCACATCGCCGAATGCAATTTTTTTTACCTTTTTCGTCTTTGGGTTCATCACGTAAACATGATACTTCTTTTCTCCTCCCCTCATGGGCTTTCCAAGTTCAACAGTCTTATCATGATATTCTGCCTCAAACAGGAAGTCCAACGGTACGGTTTCACCAGAGTATTCACCAAATCGACCCAAATCAGTTTCTTCGAATAAGCGTTTATCGATTCCTTCCAGCAAAAGTTCTCCACTGTCAAATCTTTTTCTGGCTTCAAGTAACAGATCAAGGTGAGATTTGCTAGCTGGTCGATACACCGACTCGGCTATAGATAGTCCCTCATTAATGTGATACTTTAAACTTTCGGACATTGGGTCCAAGCTACGATCCGGAATTCTATCCCATACCTTTTGATTGTTCATTCCATTTCCCCTAGCTATTTGAGTTTCCAGGGCCATGTCCTTAAGGAAGATTAAGGCTAGTTCAACGTTTCCTTCGTCCATTTCGGATTGTACTATGTCAGCTGCACTATCCGTTAGCTTAACTCGATACACCACCGCCCATCTTTGTGCATTGTACTTGCACCTAATTTGCATCATGTTGAGATATCCGCCGTACTCCTTTTTAATCGGATCTATTTGTCCAGTATCAGTAGTTAGTCCCATTCTATTGAGTCGATCTATCTGTTCGGATCTAGTTAGGTCAGGTTCCTTTATGAATGATTCAAGACCATCGCATGCAGCTATTCCGTAATACCAGCTTGTTGGTTCTTCGCCCCTTCTGGATTCGTTAAATTGAGTAAATTTTAGTACGTGACTCATCACTTTTAGTTAATTAAGTTTCTCCAAGGATCCACCGCACTTACATTTTCTATCCTCAGCAACGTCCTGTTGTCTGTAAGCGGTTCCGCATTTATTGCACTTATGATTCATTCCAGCTTCATAAATCGGATTCTCGGTCATTTCTCCAATTAAGAAATTTGCAACTTCCTCGACATCATCCTTTGACGTTGCTATGTGGTCTACCGCCCAGTTATGACCGTTTCGTAGAAGCTCGTCCACCTTTTTTGGATCCATTTTTAACACAATTCCGGTTAGTCTATGTATTGTTTCAAGATCTCCAAAAAACATGTAGTTCTCAACTCGGTGATGATCTTCATGTCTGATTCCCGGTTCTTGCATTTGCATTTCTTGATCGGTGATTGATTCTTCATGATGATTCATGAAATTTTCAAATGTTTTAATTAATTGCATCTCTATTATTATTTTATTTTTTGTTCCCTTACGAAGTCCATGAAACCTAGGACCGCTGATTTTTTCTTTTTCTTGCCAAATGATCCAATTGATGAGAATTTATCACCTGAACCCAAGGTCGTTGCTGTCGGCGGAGTGATTGGGCCCATTGATCCAATCGATCCAGGCGATTGCATGCTTGCTCCTGGTGAAACGCTTGCTGATGATCCTCCCATGTCTTCCGACACCAGAGTTGACTTTGGTTTGTCCACTATTGAAGTGTCCATAATGAACATTCTTGAAATTGCATCAGCTTTCATCTCTCCCTCTCTGCCTCCAATCAACTTACCTATTGCCATTGCCGTCGAGTTTAAAGTTTTTGAGTACAGTTTATTTAGGTGCTCACCTGTTCTAGCGAATGCCTGTTCCTCCGGTGTTGTCGGAGCGGAACCTGCCCCAATTAAAAGACTTAGAACTTCCTGTGCAGCTTTTCTGAACTTCATGATTCTTGAATCGTCGGCTATCTGTTTTCCGGTTACCGGTAGAGCAGTTCGTTGATACAGAGGCAGCTTCTTTTTAAAATCATAGTGAATTCCTTTGAACTTAGCCGTGTCGAACTGTGAACTTTTGATTCTAGCTATTAATTCTTCCTGGATCTTGTCCACTAATTTATACAAGTATGCCTTACCCTCAGCTGAAATTTCCGGATATGTGTTAATGCTCGTTCTGATCGAATCGGCCTCGTTTCTGACGTCCTTTTCGTTGGTCCATGGGGTGTATTGAAATTCAAAGATACGTTTCATTAGGGCTGCAACATTCGGACTTATCATGATGCCGCTTCTAATGTCCTGAGTTCTTTCCTTTCCAAGTTCCCTTTCGACCTGAGCCGTGTAGAACGTATCGACAGAGTCGATCGCTTCCTTAAAATCATCACCGTAATTTGAGGTGATCTCGCTTGAATTCTGTATTTCCGAGAACAGATCCTCAGCCGCAGCTTCCTTGTTCTCCTGAGTATCAGCTTTTTGAAAATCTTCGAACGCTGATTTTACGTTCTCCGAAGCCATTTTGACCGGTAAAGCCCTAGACCGTATGAGCTCGTCCTTGACCCTCTTAATTTCTCTTAGTATTTCATCGGTGATCGGCTCGTTTGATGTTGACTTTAAAGTTTCGTAAATTTGATCAAGTACTTCAAGCCTGGCCGCGATCATGATGATCTTATCCTGAATCGCATTAATCCTGGCCGAATTGCTCGGCTTCTTCTTAAACTCTTCCCTTAGTTGGGCCTCGTACGATTTAAACCTCTCAGTTAAGTACTTAAAGTAATTGGTAATTGCGATTTTTATCTTTGGGTTAATGAATACTCTGGTGAAAATCGGGTCCTTTAACTTTTGGGTTAAATCGTCCTTGTCCAAGCTTAATAACCAGTCAAATATTTGGTCAAGTTTTTCGTAATCGCCGGTCTCATCGCTTGATCCTCCGTTTTCAACGTGTGAGATGATCTCTCCAAGACCATCGCCTATCTGAATCAGATCGGTCTCTAGGATCAAATTCTGTATTTCTTGTAGTTTTTTAACCTTTAAAAACATGTTACGATTTGCGAAATTTTTGTCGTTTTTGCCATTCCGAAAATGGCGTTACCCAAAAATTTCTTTCAATATTTTTCTGCAAGAAATCGTATACATCATTTCCGGCCGGATGTTGGCGTACAGCGTTCTTAAGTGGTTCCTTGCCTTTGCTATAATTCTCTATGTTCTTGTTGCTTTTTTCCATCTAAATTATTTATTCATGAGTGGATCTCTCTGTTTGGCTACCAATTTAAAACTTTATTGTTCTTAGCAAATATAATTAAATAGTATTAAACTCATTAACTTAGTGAAATTTGAAGATATAGGTCAAGACGAAACCTCCCACATATCCCAAGTGTATTGGAATAAACAGTTAACGTGGGACCACCGGTTAAAGATTCTTAGTGAGTATTTAGGTAAATCAGAACGAACCGTTACTAAGTGGCTGGCTAAACTCGGAATCACCGAGAGTTCTGCTCCAGAATCTCCTCAGCTGGTTAAAGCTCGAGAAAAGAAGTTCAATAAAAAGCGCAAGCGATTCCTAATCACATGGTGTCAAAATGATACGCCGGTTCATGAACCTTTCATTTGTAACCTTGAGAAATACGCTGAATCGATAGACGCTGACATTCATGTAATTGCTGGAAGGTACCGAAACCCGACTTCAATATTTACGGATAAGAACTACGAGACTTGGGACGACAGAATCTTGGATTACCTGGACGCTAATCGGCATGAAGTTCATAAGCACATGTGGATCATGTCGGACGTTAAGATTCAGCCAACCGCTACCAATCCAATGAGCGGCCTACAGGGAATGAGCGGACTAAATTCATGCGTGTTCGGTTCGCCAAAGGTTCACCTAGAAATGATTCCAGTTCTTGAGGATACCTTACCTAAGATGATGTTAACCACCGGTGCATGCACTCCAAAGAATTACACGGATTCAAAGGCCGGTAAAAAGGGAGAATTTCATCACACAATAGGATTCGTCATCGTTGAGATTAAGGATTCCAACGTATTTTTCGCTCGACAGGTCACAGCCACCGATGATGGTAACTTCACGGATCTTTACAATAAGGTCGAATACGATCCGTTAACCAATATCAGCTCTGTAACTCGAGTTAAAACGTTAGCTGCTGCAGTTCTTGGAGACATTCATTACGGACAACACGACGAAAGAGTCATAGATAGGACTCTAGAGCTATTCGACAAGGTTAAGCCCGATCACGTTATCCTACATGATGTGTTTGACGGACTGTCAATAAATCACCATGAGACAAAGGATCCTTTTATACAGTACCAGCGTGAGGTTGACGGCACTAATTCTTTAAAAAGAGAAATTAACGAGATGCTAACCGGTCTGGATAAATTTAAGGGATATAACGTCACAGTTGTGAGAAGCAATCACGATGATTTCTTGGACAGGTGGTTAAAGTTAACCGACTGGCGAAAGGCATCAACCTTAAAGAATTCCCTAGAATACATGGAATACGCATCCCTACTACTTAGGGGAGTTGCACCAAACGGAGTCATACCGTATCTAATCAATCAGAAATTTCCAAAGTTTAGGACCTTGGGTAGAAGCGATAGCTTTGTCGTTAAGGGTTGGGAACTTGCCCAACATGGAGACATTGGAGCAAACGGCTCAAGGGGATCATTATTACAATTTAGGACCCTGAATACCAAGATAATAGTCGCACATTATCATTCTCCAGGTCGTAAGGACGGAGCATTAGCGGTTGGAACCTCCACCAAGCTAAGGGTTAATTACAACATCGGCCCCAGTAGTTGGTTACAGTCTCACGTGATAATTCATCAGGACGGAAAGGCCCAGCACATAAATTTTATCAAGGGCGAATTCACAACTCTCACATAAAAAAAGCTCCTTATGGAGCTTTTTTTATGGTTCAACCTGGATGTTAGGCTTTGGCCTTTCCGGCTCTGGCTTGTCCAGGATAATTGATTCATTGATTATGCCTTCTCCCAACGACTCAGTTAGATCCTTATTTAGATTATAGAATTCCGAATGCATTTGCACCGGGGTGAATTGCTTATAGGTTCCAAAATCCTTTTTTTGGATTGATGATAGTATGGTGTCTCCCGTTGAGCTGGTAGGTACCTCAATTAGTTTTGTGCCTCGCTTGATGTTTAGGTTACGCGACCTTTTTCTGGCAAGCTCAAGTTGCAGGGCCAGATCCCTGATTCTGCTAGGTTCCGCTGCTATCGTTGACGGTTCAAAGTTAGGCTTTATTGCCTTAAGTATTGTTTCTATGTTACCGTCATCGATCATTACGTGTCCAGCAATCGATTGAGAATCGCTTGCTGTTATTTTATTCAGAACATTGTTCATGGTCTCCGTTTTGAACGGATACATCTTGCTGGTTTTTCCTGGATGAATGCACACCAATAAAGTAGGTAGACCTGTCTTTTCGGATAGGCGCTTTGCGTTCTTTATGTGACCGTTATGAATTGGCTGAAATTCCGAAAGTAATAAATTTACCTTTTTTACCTTACGGGCTTCATCCGCACCAACGTCATAAGTTTCAAAATATCCAGGTTCCCTATCGTCCCCAACAAACTCATTAAAGCTTGGAAAGTAATTTTCAAACACTCGATCATCTGCTACTGCTGCATAAAGCCTCTGAATTTGGTTAACCAGATTAACCTTCATCGAGTCGGTGAATAATTGAGAATTAACCTTCACCTTTTTCTTTCTGAAAACGTTAATGAATATTCTGTATATTTCCTTATAGTTTGAATTTGCTCTAATCAAGTCAATCACCATTGGATCTGTTATTAGGTCCTGGTTAACGTCGAATTCCGGCTGTTTTAGGAATTCAGGAACCTGAATCTCCAGGTCGTTGTACTTATCTCCGTAATCATGAATGAATTCGACGAATAGGTGATTCAGCAAGGAAATGAATCTTTCCTCCTGATTCTCCCCAGTTACGGTAAAGCTTCTAAGTTGGGAGTTTCGGTAACTTTCAATGAAGTTCATTAGGTCAATCACGATTATCCAAATGTAATCATCGCTACGCTTAATGGGTCCGTTAATCGATACGTGCTTGGCCGCATCGTAGAAAACTGGATCGACTAGCTTGGCAAGTATCAAATTATCCTCCATTCCAGGATCGTCGGTGAACCTAAATACAATCTCCTCAATCTCCCTGTCATCCGGCGAATTAATTTCCTCGGTCAGAGTTGGATTGAGCACGGACATGATGTGTTTCGTGAATGACTGGGTCTTAAATCTTTCGACTAAGTTTTGAAGAGGTGTGAATACGAATTCCTGAATTTTTACCTTTTGATCGTCTGTCAACTTACCCTGAAATAGGATGTTTGGTGGATTAACCTGAAGCAATTCTGCCCATTTATTAAGTTCGTCACGTTCGTGAATCATTTTAACAGCCTGAAAATTTTCGTCCAATACCTTAATGTGAGTTAAGGTTATTGGATTGCTTCGGCCAGGTCGATAGTCCATTCCGAAAACGTAATTCTCGGGGACCTGTGATATTACAGTAGGTTCAATATTCTCAAAATGTCGTATACCTTGCTCATAGTATCCACTAAGAACGCGGTCGATGTAACCGATCTTACTGTCCTTTTTAAAGAGGTTAAACTTATTTTCCTTTTCGTCCCTTTTCGCGCCAAAGAATGCGCCATCGCTCTTTTCATTGATGATAACTGACTTATTTAAAATGTTTTCTAAAAAATCCTTTCCACGTTTTTCGTAAACGTCTCTTAAATGCGATAGCCCTGCCATGTTGTTTATTTATTAGGCTTAATTCCCAATAGCTTGTAGCACTCGTGATTAAACGAGGCCACCGAGGATTCATCGAATTGATTAATCACCCTTCCGATTAAGTTATTTTTAGACGAGTTAGCTAATTCAGTTGATCCCAACTCGGCCAATTGAGTCATTATTGAAAGCTCCTCGCTGGTCGAATGAGCTGCATCCCATAGGTCCTTTGACCTGATCAAGTCGTCCGTTTGTCCATTGACTGAAACTAGTAAGGTCCTGTAATTTGAGAATAAGTCAGACCCTAATAGGTTCAGGTATTCTGATCGAGCTACATCATCGGTCAATCGATTTCTTAGTATTGCCCAGGTGTAAGCTGATAGAATTGCTCTATCAAATATCCAAATCTTGTCCCTGTATTCCGGCCTAAGATTCATTTCCATGATGGTCATGATGTTTCCAAGGCTGTAATAGTGTAAGGCTGGCGTTCGATCAAGGCTCTGAAGGCCCAAAGATTTGACGCGATCAGCAAAGTAAAATTTATAGTACTCAACCCTTGGATCATTACATTCCTCAAGGAACTTGTTTATTAAAAAGGTCTTACCTGATCCCCTAGGCCCCTCTATTTGTAGTATCATGATAGCCTTAATTTATCAACCTGAACATCATTTGCTAGGACCTTTGCCGTTTCCCAATCGATCGTAATGATTCTACTTTTATCAACAAAAACGAATTCAACCTTAGCCTTCATCTCTGATTTTACGAAATGCAAGGTGTATTTGATTACTTCCCATAGGGAATCCTCAAATATCGTGATTGATTCTGCATCGTTCTCGGAGATTAGAGAGCTCACAAGCTCAGCCTTTTCTGAACCTCTTCCCAATAGGTAACACTTGTCAAATTCTATTTCGTGATTTCTCAGAATTTCAAGGACTCTATCCTCACATTCTTTCACCCTATGGGTTACCAGGTAGTTTGAGTATGCGTCCCTTGTTCGGTCAATGATGTTTCCTATTCCAACGATATTTAGGCTCTCAGATAGTGAGACTGGTGAATCAAACCATTCGTAAGGGGTCATTCCCCTTGCTTCACTGCACGTGTATCCAGGTACCCTAAATAGGGTCTCATCAAAGTCAAATACGTTAATGTGTAAGCCTTTCTGCATGCAAGTATTTTACTGATAAATAAACCAGTAGTTTTACCTAAACCACTTTAATTATGAATCGATCGCTACGAAAAACAAGAGAATACGATGGAAACCGATACCATGTAATTAGAGATTGCGTTCAGAACCAGGTGCCGTTCGTCATCTATAATTTTACAAGCTCAAAGCAGTACAATCAGGTTCTTAGCGACATAGATGCTTACGGTAAGCTTTCCTACGTCATACAGGCCCTACACTCAATTGAACAATCAGGTTCTCGAATCAGACGAGTTTATCCAAGCCTGTTTGTCACCAATCATGGAACTGACGTAAGCAACGATAAATTTAAGGAAATCGTCAAGGGTTCAATTAAGCACTATTCGCTAGACTCGATAGTGTGTCTCTACGACGGTGCAGTATCGGTATTTTACAAAAATGGAGATCACCACCAGATCGGCGAGACAATATATAGTAGCCAAACTCCGCAAGATTTTCTGTCCGACTTTTACCAGATCGAAAGCACCTATTACTGTTTCATAGCCTAAAACTTTAATGATCTCCGTGATACAAGATGTTAATCATGGACGAAGTAACAAGATCACCAAAGCGAACGATTGCTGAAGTATTTAGGGAAAAACGTGAATCCTTTTCCGGAGAAATTTACGTTGGAATTAAGCTTCTGGAGAACATTCGAAAGATTCCGGAGGCTCAAGTCACCTTTTTAAGCTTAAGGCAGCGAATGCTAGAGGAAAATCACACCTTAATTGAGCATTTCACCCAATTAAAGAAGAGTTATAGGGAAAAAAAGGGAGAGGAATGGATCGATGCTTCGACAAGCCGTCAAGTTCGTTATAATTCCACCGAAAAGAATACCATAGTCGATGGCAAGACCGCTGCGATCAAGGAAAAGATCGAACAGGTGGAGAACCAAATCGGGTTCTACGCTGAGTCAATAAAGACAATTGATGCCGTGCTATTTGGAATAAAGACTAGGTTGGACGTACAAAAGCTATTGGACGGTCATTAAAAATAGCAACATGCTAATTGTTAACTTTTTCAATTTCAAAGGACAAACTTCACCTTCAATTAATACACCACGACACTAAGGGCGAATTAAAGGATCTGCAACTTCATTTCAGAAAGAGGCAAAGGGGATACCAGTTCAATCGTCTCTATAAACGAAAGTTATGGGACGGTTACGATCATTTTGTGATAATAGATGAACAAACTAAGATTCCAAAGATCGGTATTGGTCTTTGGCGAGAGCTTCTACACTTCGGCGAAAAGTACGATTACGAAATTCACATTGAGGATTTCGATTCTCTTTTCAACAAGGACTTTACCAAGGAAAAGTTAGATAAATTCACGTCAGTGATGCTTGACGGCTCGAACATTGAGGCTCGAGATTACCAATTAGAGGCAGTTTATCGAGCTCTAAAGTACAAGTTCTGTTCCCTTGAGCTTGCAACATCAGCCGGTAAGACTATCGTTTTTTACCTCTACCTAGCTTTCTTAAAACGTAAGGGCATTCTAAATAAGTCCGGTAAAAAGGCCCTAATTGTCGTTCCTAGAACAAGCCTTGTCGGTCAGACCGCCGAGAAATTCACGGATGATTACAACACCGGCCTAATTAACTTTAACGTAATGACGATTGGCGGTAAAAACAAGTACAAGGACTCCGTGTTCGCTGAATCCGACATCGTCATTTCAACATACCAGAGCTTGATAAATCGGCCTGTTGAATTCTTTCGAGAATTTAGCATCATTTGCATCGACGAAACTCACACCTCGCGAGGAAATTCAGTCAGAACAATTTTAATTAATGCGGTCAATGCCGAATATCGGTTAGGTTTATCAGGTACCATCAAGATAGAAGAAAATTATTCTGACTTCTTTAAGATCCAGGAATACCTTGGGCCGTTAAGCATGATGTTAAAGGCAAGTCACCTAATTGAAAACAATTACTCACCCGACGTTTACATTAAAATGGTTTACTTGGACTATCCAATGACCGAACCTTTCGTCAAGCAGTACATTGAACTTCGCGAACAGGGCCAAGGCGGTAAACACCTATACGAGTCGGAACGAGCGTTCATTGTATCATACGAACCCAGAATAGAATTCATTTCTCGTTTTGTTAAGAAGCTTGGAGGTAATACTCTAGTCTTGTACATCAACGTTAAGGATGCATACGGCCAACGAATTTGCGAAAAGATCAAGGAATGGAACGATCAAGTTTACTACATCGACGGTGGAGTCGACATAACTGAACGTGATGATTACCAACGAATAATGGAAGCTAATTCAGGAATCGTTCTGGTGGCCTCGTACGGTACATTTTCGACCGGAATTGATCTCCGTAATGTCAATCACATCATCTTGGCCGAAAGTTATAAGTCCGAGGTGACAATTCGACAATCAATAGGTCGAGGTATGAGAGGTTTGAAGGGCAAGATTAAGGTGACGATCTACGATTTAATAGACGACCTTAAGGGTTACATTGTGAACCACGGTCAAGCCAGGGAAAAGATATACGTTGAACAACAGTTCATCGTGTCAAAGCATCGCTTTGACCTTACTAAGTTAGCAGATTAATACTCTCCATTAACTATGCGATCCACCGCCCACTCGTGAAAGATGTTGCTAGCATCGTTCCTAAATTCCATAATTCTTTCAATGAAGCCGACCATGTCCGATCTCCACTGGCTCAGCTCAGCTAAATTTTCATCAACTAGTTGCTTTATTTCATCAATTGTCTTGAGCAAATCTTTCATTATTTCAGGGTCGTTGGCTAGACCCATTCGACTAAGTCTTTCATGTTCCGGGCTGTTTACCCTTGCGACCATCATCTCATAATCATCGGCCTCCTGTAATATCAGATCGTCATGGCAACCTGAATCTATGTATTCTCTAATGCCGTCCATCCAGTACTCGTAATTGTGCTTTGGGCATATCAGCAACCAACCTCCGCTTCTGCCTCCCCATGCCACTTTAGCGATCCATTCGTTATTATCAGCGACCTCATAGGTAAAAAACTCCCGTTCCTCGGCCAGGAATAGCGAAACTAGCCTTTCTATCTCATCCTCAGTTAAGTCTTCATCCGACAGCTCAACCTCGGTTCTTAACTTTTCAACGTCCGGCCAAAATGGAACCTTTGCATCTATTGAAAAATGATCCCTGTGCACCATGTCAATCTCACGATTCCAATTGAAATCTGATTGGATGCTAACCCATGCATTTTCCAGTTCAAGTATTTTTGCCGATACGGGTTTACTCCAATTGTATTGACTGAAACATTGTTCAAACTCCTGATAAACATAAGGCTTAGCTATTATGCGGCTTTCGTTTACCGTTTTTTTACCATGTTTGATCTTTAAGTATTCCGAGAAGGTAAGCATTTTAATTAAATCGATATTTTTGATGCGATGACCACACCAAGTATGAGCTTGGTGTAAATGAGCTTAAAGTGAAAGTACGTTAGTATGACCCTAAAATCTGATCTGCTTAATTTCACTATTCCTTTACCTGACTGTAACTTGTTGAGGTTATTTATCAGCCTTGAGATGGTTGAGGTCGACCTACCTCCAATTAAGTTCTGTAAAACTTCGCTAAAAGTTTCCCTGCTTATTGAATTGGTGCCGTCACTAATCCTAGCGAGCCATTCATCCGTCTCAACTGAAACTTCTCTTTTTAGGATGATGTCCTCACTCCTTAGTCCATCGTCCAACCTTTTTGACATCCGGTCAAGATCCTCGACCTGATCAGCGATTTCACTGATCCAGATCAGGTCCTGCCTGTGCATGTATATTATTGCATTCATTGGATCCTGACGGTACTTAAAATCGATAACGTCGTTTGATTTTTCCATGAATGTCGGATTGTATTCCTCATCTAACTCGATCGCGGCTGTTTTAGAGGATGAAATTTTCATGTCAAAATCGTTATTGAAAGGAAAATTTATCATGAAAGGATAGTTTCGATTAATTCTTTCCCTATCTGTCGTAATTTCTTTTATCATCTTATGTTAATGTACTTTTAATTTATGATCGGATCTTCCTTACCTGATCAAGCCTTCGGATTGCAAACTGTCTAACTCTCTTAACTTTTTCAGTTTTGGCCAATTTTTCCAAGACTTCAATTGGTGTGCTTTTATTACTAACTATAGTATCTCTAACTTGGACATAATCATCCGATGCCAATGCTGTCAGTATTTCAGCTGGGGTTTTTGGATTGCTTGCGACCGCTACTCTAACGTCCTTATCCATGTCGTTTGCTAGGCCGACGAAGTTTTCGTTTGATAACCTGTGACTACTGGCAGCAATTGACCGAATTTCCCAATCCGGATCATCGGCCATTCGTGTTAAAACCGATTGCGGCACGTTAGCTGTTTGATCCATTGCGATATCCCTCAAGTATTCCTCAATTGACTTGGCTAGGCCCATCCTAACTAACCTATCGTGTGACTCCTGGTCCCAAGCTTCGTCCAAGGAGTCGTCCTTTCGTCTTCTGTTTAACCTAGTCGCTTGCCTAACGTCGTCATCTGGGTCAACCGCTAACTGGTCAACTATGCTTTCTGGAGTGTTTGGGTTTAGCGCAACATGCTCTCGAACTTCGCTTGAGTCATCTTTTGATAACTGCACCAATGCTTCAATAGGGCAGCTTAGATTACTTGCTACTTCTCTTCTAATTAGGTATTTCATGTCATTCGATAGTTTAATCAAGGTTTCTAACCCGGCGTTGGTCCTCTTAGCAACAGCTAGTCTAACCATGCCGCTCTCGTCATCGGCTAATCTGGCTAATGTTTCTCCAGATACGGCCGGATGGTTCACAACCTTAACCTTAGTTGACCAGTCATCTCGATGCGCAATCAGTAGGTCCAAGACCCCAGTAGGTACTGGTGCCTTTGAATCATTATCTAGATCTATTTCCCAATCAGCAAGAGGTTTTAACAGTCCCATTTTAATCATTCTTTGAGTATCCTCTAAGCCCAATTCCTCAAACACCTCAGGTTGCTTACCTTTATGAAGCTTAATTGCAGCTAACGTGTTAATGGCCTCAGCTTGAATGAATCGGTCATCATCCTTGGTTAATTTACTTAAAATTGGTTCTGGCGTTCTGCGATTCTGTGCAACAATGTATCTGACTGAAGCACTATCATCATTGGATAGTTTAACTAATATGTCTATTGGTACCTTTGGGTTAGCAACGACGCAGTATCTAACGTCCGGGTCGGTGTCATCCGCTAGCTCAAAAAGAGTCTCAATCGGACTGTTTTTATTTTGTGCGACAATTGCTCTAATTTCCCAGTTTGATCTCTTAGCTAATTGGGCCAAGACGATTGTTGGAATGTCAAGATTAAGATAATCGCTTTCATAGTCACCCAATAGGTCAGTTAGTTTATCTTCCCAGTCTTCAACTGACTTGGCTAGGCCCATCCTAACTAACCTATCATGTGACTCCTGGTCCCAGCTCTCGAATAATTTAACGTATTTCATCTATCGATTTCTTCTATTTAAGTTAGCAGTTGCCAGCTGCCTAATGTCCAAGTCTTTGCCTCTGGCTAACATTTCAAGAGCCTCAGTCGAGGTGTTCGGATTCTGGGCAACCATCCATCTAACTGACGCTGTCTTGTCTACCGAAAGTCGGTCGAGAGCCTTAGTTGAGGTGTGACGATTCTGGGCAACATTCATCCTAACTGTCCAATAATCGTCATTCGCAAGTCGGTCAAGCGTCTCAATTGAGGTGTTCTGATTCTTTGCAACTGACAATCTAATGTTTGGAGTTTTGCCCTTGGCCAACTCGGCTAGAATCTCAGATGGAATATTAGCTCTGAATGGATCATCATATAGTTCTATCACGTACTCCTTGATCGACTTGACTAGGCCCATTTTGGCCAACATATTATATGACTCCTGGTCCCAGCTCTCGAATAATTTAACGTATTTCATCTATCGATTTCTTCTATTTAAGTTAGCAGTTGCCAGCTGCCTAACTTCCGAGTCTTTGTCCCCAGCTAGTCGTTCAAGCGTCTCAGTTGAGGTGTTCGGATTCTGGGCAACTGCCAGTTTAATGTACGACATCTCGTCATTCGCAAGTCGGTCAAGAGTCTTAACTGGAGTGTGTATATTCTTTGCAACTGACCATCTAATGTACGGTTGCTTGTCCTTGGCTAACTCGTCTAGGATCTCAGGAGGAATATCAGCATAATATAAGTTATCTCGAAGTTCTTCCTCGTACTCCTCGATCGACTTGACTAGGCCCATTTTGGCCAACCTATTATGGGCCTCACGGTCCCAATGTTCAAATATTTTAATGTATTTCA